CTGTAAGGAAGAAATAATATTCTTTTGTTTTACAGTTTTATAGTCTTTTTCTTTCTTATAGGACTTAAATAAATACTTTAATAGAACTTTGTAATCTATTGATTATTAAGGTTTTAGGTTTAAAGGATTAAGGTGTGTGGGGGTTAAAACAAATCCCCTATAAAATCACTATAATCTACTCTCTAGTCTTTTTGTTAACAACAAATAAGATGATAACATTTTATACTTTCTCATTACAATTCTAGTTGTTTTATTTAGTATGAAATAACAATAAAATACATAGTTAAAAACATTTAAACATAACAATTATGGCAATTATTAGAGATTTATACAAAGTAGAGAATAACAAATTACATGATGCTATTCTTCTCACAGAATTAATAAATGATAATAAATATAACTTTATTAAGTTATATGTTGACCCAAATGATGAATGTGCAGTATATTTTAAAGGACTTTTGTCCTACAAAGATATACAGGCATTCTTCTTTAATCTTAGAGATGATATAACATCAGAATCTAAAATTGAAGATGAAAGTATTGAAGCTTTTAAGGATTATGAGTATAATTATGATGACAATACAACAGCTGTCTATACTAGAAATGGTTGGAAGTATTAAGTATATAAAAAATAGGTAGTACTGTAGTACTATCTACTTATTAACAACTTAAAAGTAAACAATATGAAAAAATTACTTTATATTATAATACCTATTGGTATTTTAGCAGTATTAAATATACTAACTGATGAACAGTATATTATAGTAGGTTGGATATTTATAGGTATTTGGATTATTAAAATATTAACAGAAAAATGAAAAAGAAGTATTTAATAACATTCTATCGAATGTTTAGACCTAACTATTATTTAGTTAGAACAATTAATGCCTCTAAAACTATAGAGGAAGGTTTAAAAGATTGTAGAGCTTTTGCTTTGCATAAACATTTACTGAAAGGTAAGTGCATTTGGTTTAAAGTAACATTAAAAAAGTAATAGAATTATGAGAACAATTAATGAAAAAGTAGCTACTTGCTACTACAAATCAACAAGAACTGTTGTTCGTAATGGTCATCTAGTTAAGATGACAAAAGAAATTGAGTTGACTTTTTGTGAAAGTAAGGAAAAAAGTAATTACTATGCACATAAGAGTAAACCTAAAAAGCTTTTTAAATATTAAGTTGTTATGTTATAAGTTTTTTCCTACATAGTTAATAGATACTATAGTATTTATTACTATGTAGGTTTTTAATTCCTTAGTTATGAAAAAGTGTGGTACATTAACCTTTTTTGCATTTATGCAATTTATTTATATAATTGCTATTGCAATGTGTTTCTATTTATTCTTATATAAAGGAACACAAATATTTATAGTATTATTCTTCTTGCTTCTTGCAGGTGGAATTAATAGCTATTGTCTTTTTAAAGAAATTAAAAGTAAAATTTAATTAAATATTGTTTGTAAGAATGATTGTTAGTCCTGTAAGGAGATAAATAACTCTAGTTAGGTTAATCAAAATATCAGTTACGATAGTAATTGGTGATTAGTAGCCTTTTATTTATTCTCTCTTACAGGACCCAACAATTTTAAATCAATTAAATTAAAGTAATTATAAAAGAAAAGGATAATTTATGTAATACAATATTAGCATTAATAGATATTGTAAAAGACCCTTCTCCTATTGTTAAATATTTAACAACCAAAGGTGATAATAATACTCCCATAAAAGATATAATTACCTCATTATCTATTAAAGAAATTATTTCTTTATGGAATATTTTAAAAATTTTAAAATACACTAAAGACCCTAGTAGTATTGTAAAACAGTTAAATATTGATATTAAAAATTATTATAATTATCTACAGTCAAGTAAAAAACACTAAAGGAGAAGACCTTTACATTATCACAGTAGTATATGCTTGGTAAGATGTAATACATTTGATTATTAATTCTTTAAAACAGAAATAAAATGAAAACCGCAAAACATATTATTATAGATATAGAAACATTAGGTAGAAGAAATGATGCAGCTATAACTCAGGTTGGTATTATTCCAACTGATGAGAATTTTAATGCATTAGACCAATATCTAATACAAGTAGATTCTAATGTTTGGAATACTTGTAATAGAACATTTACAGGAGAAACATTACTTTGGTGGATGAAACAAACTAACACTCCTGTAAGTAACTTTCCTACACAGATTGTTAATAGTTATAAAGATTTAGTTGAAAAATTAAACTATATCTTTAAAAGATATAACACAGAAAATTCTATAGTATGGACAAAAGGTACTATGGATTTATTTTGTCTTAAGGATTTATGTGAATATTTCAATATAGATACCCCTTGGAAGTTCTGGCAACCAAGAGACATTAGAACTGCAAAAGAGATTATAAAAGATTGGAAAACTATAGAAAATAATAATTCTCATAATGCTCTTAATGATGCTCTTACAGAATTAGAAGAATTGAAAATTAACTTAAGTAAGAAATAATATGAAACAAGTTTTATTATTAGATAGTACAGGTAATATTATTAAACCTTTTAATGATTATAAATCTGCAAATCATTATAGGAATATGTATAATAGACCTGATTGGTCTATTAAAATTAAATAATTATGGAATCAATGATAAAAGAAGATAAGATAAAAAGACTGTTTTATGACCAATATTTAGAACTTTAAAATATGTGTTGGATAGGTAGAAAAAATACTAAACAGATAGCTAAAAGAGACTTTTATGTCTATAAAATAGGTGTAGTACTTGATAATACTTTTATTAGTTTATTTCAGAAGCATATCTATAGAATTAAAGGAAGTAATCCAATAATTCCTTTAAAGTCTAAAAAAAATGATTATGAAATAATTGAAATAGAAGCTGGTTACCATTCTTATAAAGAAGTAGCTATAGAATTTTATCCTCAAAATCCCTATTTTAGAGATATATATTTAGGAGATGCTATCAAGGGTTTTGTAGATGATTTAAGACTATACTCTCATCTATATTTAGGTACTTTTATAGTTCCTAAAGGTTCTGAATACTATATAAATAATAGAGGTGAAATTGTTTCTTCTAACATTATTTATACAGGTAAGTGGGTAAAGTTATAAAGATATAATAATTATTAAACGAGAAGTTACCTATATAGTTGCAAATATATAGGACAGGTGATAAGGCAAAAAGGTAACGTCAGAATAATAATGACAGGTGAATTCTTTCTTGTTATTAGCTATGTAATGTTTTTAGCAAATAAAATAGTAGCAATAAAAGTTTGTACATCAAGTAGCCAAAGTACGTTCAATTCGTATTACTTCTCCAAAATCTCTGAGAGGCTTTATGCCATATGTTTTGTAGGAGTATATTAACTATCTAGTTAGTATACTCCTTTTTATATTTAAGTATTTTAAATATTAAGCTTATGTGCTTCAATAAAACAAAAGAAAGTAAACTCTTAATAGCAAAAAGAGATATTACAGTTTATAAAGTAGGCTGCTTTGCAGATGAAGTTAGGTTTTATTCTTATTTTATGACTACTTATATGTATAGCAGAAATACTCCTATGCGTGAATATGTAGATTTTAATAGAGATTCTATTAATATAGGTTTACATAGTTTATTATCTTTACAGGGAGTATGTGACTTACAGACAAAAGATATGCTCTTTTTTCCTAATGGAAATTTGTATCCTTTTATTACTACAAATGTTTTATATAATCCTGTTTATGTAGGAAAATTTATTATTCCAAAAGGTAGTATATATGTAGTTAATTATTATAATGAAGTAGTATCTAATACACTTATCTATACAGGTAAATTTAAATACATTAATAAAAATGAAAAATTTAATGTTAAAGAATTATGGAAAGAAAAATAGGTGAAATATTTAAATATAAAGGTATAACTTATAAGACAGTATCTAGAAAGAAAAATTGTGAAGAATGCATTTTTGTTAATGATGACTGTTTTAAAAATGATTTATATTCTGCAAGAGGAAGTTGCTCTGAACCTTTAAGATCAGATAAGTTGAATGTACAATTTAAAGAGATAAATAATGGAGACAAATAGCAATACATTAATTATTGAAATTCCTGAAGGAATGGAGATAGATACAGAGAATAGTAGTTTAGCTGAAGGTATAGTTAAATTCAAGAAGCACGATATTACTTATAATGATATACTTCAAGCCTGTCCTACCAATTTTGGTGGACTTAGAGTACGTATTCACTGTATGGATAAGATTTTAGCTATTTCACAGTTAATGAATATTGCTAAATATTACAATGGAGATTGGAAACCAAATTGGTGTAACACAGATGAATATAAGTATTACATTATATATAAGAGTAATGATAATACTTATGTAATAGATTATAGTTTGAATTATATTCATAATAGTATCTACTTTAGAAATAAGAAAGATGCTATAGACATAATTAATAATCCTAATTTTAAAACTATTCTAGATGCCATTTATAAAAATTAATTATGAAACATTTTTTATATCATATAATAGGAGAGGTTATATTAACCTCTCTTCTTATATTTAGTACTATTTGTTTATATAATCAAGCACAAATAATTAATAAACAAAGAGAATTTATTGATGAATTACAGTTTAAATATTATAAGTTAGAAGAATATAAAGAAGTTATTAACTTAGCTGATATTATATTTGATAATAATGATATATGGAATATTGATAATTCTGAGATAATGAATGATTATATTAATATAAGATGTAATATTGATAGTACATTTTATGAAAGATTTCATAATAATGTATTATTAGATAGTATTTCTTATATGTATAATGAGTAAATTATATCTTTATGGGAATATTAAAATAATTAAGATATTAATAAAAAATAAATAATGAAAACAAAAATGAACATAGCAACTATTTTAAAAGATAAACCAAAAAATACAAAGTTGTATTCCTCCATATTTGGAGATGTGTATTTTTCAAGTGTAGAGAATGGCATTATAAAAGTAATACATCAGGGAAAAATGGTGATATTCTTTGGTGATGGTAGATATTATAATTATCCTGAATCAGAGCCATTATTATTCCCTTCAAAGGAAATGCATGATTGGGAGAAGTTTGCTTGGAAGAGGGGTGATGCACTAATTATGGATGGGTGTAGAGTTATCTTTGATAAATGGCTTGATGATACTTATACAAGATTTAATGCAGTACACCTTATTACTTGCTCTGGTGGATATTTTGATAAACCATGGCAAAACAGGTATACTCCTATCTCTAACTTTATAACTAAATATTGGAGAAAGATGACAGATTTAGAAACTAAGATATATATGGAATCCTTAGAAAGGGAATGTGGTGGTAAACTAAACCTCATCACCTTAAATATTGAAAAACAGCCTGAGTTCAAGGATGGAGATGTTTTATTCGTGAAATGTAAGGGCAATGCTTTTATTGAACTCTTTAATTGCTTTAAAAATAATGGTGACTTATGTGACTATGTTTCACTAGACACTACAACACATGAATTAGATATTAGTGGTGAATATAAAATATTCAAAGAGAATATCATGGAAATTCGCCTTGCCACAGAAGAAGAAAAACTGCAACTCTTTAATGCTATTCTAGCAAAGAAGGGTAAGACTTGGGATGTTGAGAAGAAAATGCTTATTGACTTGAAGCCAAAGTGGACTCCAAAACCTTTTGATAAGGTATTAGTTAGAGATAGTAAAGCAAGTAAGTGGCATGCAAACTTGTTTAGCCATAAAAATATAGATGAGCCTTACTATTGTGTTTATGCTAGTTGGAACTATTGTATTCCTTATGAAGGTAATGAACATTTATTAGGAACAACTAAAAATGTGGGGGAGTAAATATGACAGAGAAAATAATAAAAGGAGAATTTGATAAATTAAAAGATAGATTATCTAATTTAGCTGCTACTTATGAAGATAAAGCTTATGATGATGCTATCAATAGACTATATGATAGGTTAGATGATTTATCTAAAGAAAAAGTTAAAATTCTTAATACAATAAGAAAGCTAGAAGCACAGAAATGTGTTAAGAATATTAAAGTAGGTGATTTCTTTATAGAAGAAGATACTAGTGAAACTACTGAAATCTTTCAAGTTCTTGATATGGAAGAAGAGGAAGTAGTAACTTGCTTAGTAGTGGGACGTTATAATATCTATAAAAATAGTTTTAAAGTTACTGATACTAAGTATTGGAAATCAATTACACGTAGTCAATTTAATTCTTTATATCAGGCTGTATTAATAGATTTAAATGATTCTAAATATCATTTGGAACATAATACAAACTGGGATAAAGAAATAAAAAACTTTTTATAAAATAAGTAATTTATGGAAGAGGACAATGTAGGGGTAACTTCATTAGATTTAGTAGTTGGAAAACTTCTGGCTAGATGTGCAGAAAAACTTAATGAAGAAGCTTATATCTATAAAGATTATGATAGTATTCCACAATTAAAGCTTGTTGATAATCCTCCTAGTAGCAAGGAAAGACGTAGAACTAGAAGAATGCTGGAACTTAGAAAAAGAAAGAGCAGATTGGGTATTTGTAGATGAGTTGTTTAACCTAATTACGAAAGGAAGTAAGTGATGAAAAAAGCTAAAATCAGAAAGACAGGCGAAATTGTGAATATTGTCTGTTTTAATTGTACTACCAGAAGGTGTAAATATGATAGCGTTTCATATATAGATAGCAAAGGTGCAGAACATGTAGAAGAACCTCTTAACTACTATTGGGACTTTGAAGAAATTCCCAACTTAGATGCTACAATTAATTGGGAGCAGAGAAGATATGAGCTAGCAAAAGAACTTTTAAAGATACTTATTTCAAAGCCAAATGAAACTTGTTTCATTGAGGAAAGGCTTGCAATTAAGAGAGCTGATAAGTTGATAGAAATATTAAAGGAGAATTAAGCTATGATAGATAATAAGAAAATAGAAACTGCTGCTAATAAGCTTTGTGACTATGGTTCAATTTATGATAGTGAAAATAGAATAGATGGGTTCAAGAAAGGTGTAAATTGGGCAATTAATGAGGTATTTAAGGACCTATGGCATAACACTAAAGAAGAGCCTAAGAATTTGGAATACATAATCTTTACTAGTGATATATTTGGAGAGACTTATTTCTTTACTATACAAAGGGATAATTCACTTCAAAGTTGGGAAACAGAAGCAGCATGTCATGGCATAGACCAATGGGCTTATAGAAATGATATTGTTTCTTTAATATTGAAAGGAGGTAAACAGTGAATATATTAGCATTTTTTGGGTTTATTTTAGTTATCATTGTAATAGTAGCTTGTACATCTGAAATAAGATATGAAGGTAATACAGCTTTATCTATTGTACTTTTAGTTATTGCAGTTATAGGATTGTTATTTATTATAGCATACATAAGTAATACTCCTACTGCCTTGGATGTATATAAAGGTAAGACAGAATTAAGAATTACTTATGAAGGTAAAACTCCTGTAGATTCAGTTGTAATTTATAAGAAATGAAATGAATAATGGAAATATTTACATTTGACATTATGCTTAATGGAAGATTTATTTGTACTTTAAAATATAAATATAATTCAATCTTCCCTATTGATTTAGAAGAATTAGAAAAATTTATCTTAAATAAGAAACCTACTCTTAAAGGTAAAGACTTTAGAATTAAATTTTAACAATTATGAAAGTATTTAAATTATGTATTATCTGTGTTGCTTACTTATTAATAGGGATATTAGAAGTATATAGTTATTATCTATTTAAGAATGATGCTATAGGAATCTTTACTTTCATTACTCTTCTTGGTTTTATTGTAACATTTGGAATAGAAGTATTAAATGAGTAGAAAATTAATGAGTTTATTTTCAATATTAAATATGCAGTCTGCATTGGATTATCAAATGGGTGATGATTTTCCTTTTGGTTCTCCACATATTAGATTCAATGTACCAAAAGGAAGTATCCCTTCCGATAAACAGAAGTGTCAGCCAAAAACACAACATGAGTTTATTATTAAAGGTATGAAGATTACAGCAGCTTCTAAGAAAGATGCTATTAAAAAGTATAATTATAGAAAAAATCAAGCAAATGCCTTTTAAAAGTAAAGATGGTAGCTTATATGTCTGTGGTAATTGTAAACATAGATGTGTATGGTATTCCGATGTAGGATTATGTTGTGAATATAATGAAGACCCTGTAATAAAAACAGACAAAAGAGATAAAAGAGCCTTTATTTGTTCTCATTTCTCCTTTATAGGAGATAAACAAAGAGAGGCTCTTTTAAGGAGTTTAAATTTATTAAAATAATCATTGTATGAAAAAATATATCACTGGTGATTTATTACATTATAAAATAGGTAATACTAAGTATTTAATAGAAGTAACTAATACTTCAAAGTATGGATATTGTTTTAAAGGGGTTAAAGATAATTTTAATGGAGTTATCTGTGATGACTTTATTGAAGATATACCTCTTACCCCAGAAATTCTTGAAAAGAATGGATGGAAAAAGGATAAAGATAGTTATTTTAATGATTCTTATCATATAAGACTTTGTAAAAGTAATACTAATTATGCTGCTTATAAAGTAGTAAATAATTCTATTGTATGGTTAAGAGCTGTAGAAAATGTTCCTGATTTACAACATCTTTTATTTGGTCTTGATATTTCTTTAAAAATAGAAGTATAAATAAATATAAAAGAGGTTATAAAAATATTATTTAAAATTAGAAGTAATCTTATTGACCCTAAGCAAAAACATGCTATTTGGATAGCAATTAAAGCTATTAAGTATTGTAGTATAATAACTAAATCAATTAAAAATAATGAATAACAAATATAGAAAGAAGCCAGTTATCATTGAGGCTATTCAGTGGCTGGGAACAAATCTCTCAGAAATTGATGATTTTATAGGTGAAAGTATTACAAATAAAGGTACTACCCTTATAATTCATACTTTAGAAGGAGATATGGAAGCATCTATTGGTGATTACATTATTAAAGGTGTAAAGGGAGAATTCTATCCTTGTAAGCCTGATATTTTCTTAGCAACTTATGAGAAAGTAGAATAATTTATCCTGTAAGGAGGTAATATGGGTAAACAAAGAAAGCAACCACCCTGTCCTTATTTTGAAAACATTAGATGTAAACATTCAATATTAGGACAAGGGTGTAAAATAGATGGATGTTATGACCCAACAGAAGTTAATAGAAAATAACTATAACAGAAGAAGAATTAAGAAAAAGTCTAACATCCTATAAAGGATAAATAGATAGTAATATGAATACAGAAAAATTAGAAAGAGGAAATATCTTAGCAAAGAGTTTAATTCCTAAAGTAGATGAACTCTTAAATATGTCTTCAAAATCAGGTAATTTTAGAATTGCTGATGCTATTTTGGGGCTATCACAGTGTGATAAGGAATTTGAGACTAAATTCAAGCAACTTCTGAATGAAACAAAACAGAGATTGCAAAAAGAGTTTGATGAGCTTTAGTAATAGATAGTAATTATGATTAAGGAAGTTCCAAACCCTACATTAGAATGTGTAGGGTGTATATTTAAAGATAACCTTCAATGTTTTAACATGGCTTGTCTTGTGGATAAAGACAACCCAATTAAATACATTGAAGTAAACGAAGACATAAATGAGAATAATATGAATAAAAAAGTAAGTGAATTTGTACGTAAATATGCTGAGGAACACTTGGATAAGAGTGATTCAAAACAAGAGTTTGAAGTATATGTAGTATGGTAGTGTTACATTCTTGGTAATGCAAAGTGGTTGTTATCAACAACACTTCCAGATGGTATGTACTATGAGGTAACATACAACAAAGCTAAAGATGAGTTTTATCTTGATGCTTACAAGAAGTTTGAGAATCGTTGCATCCAAAATAAGTAATTAATTAGTTTTTACTAGATATAAATATAAAGTAATTATGAAAAAGTTTATTGGTACAAAGGTCATTATGGCAGAACCTATGACTATGACAGAAGCACAGAGAGTGCTTGGTAGAGAACTTAAGCCAGCAACTATTGAGGAAGATGGCTATTTGGTAGAGTACAAAGATGGATATAAGTCTTGGTCTCCTAAGAGTGTATTTGAGGAAGCCTATAAGCCTTATGAAACTTTCCTAGACAGAATGAAAGTAGAGCTTGAAGGTGAACTTGACAAATTTGACAAGGGTGATACATTTATTCGCTCTGAGAAGTTTAATAAGCTTTCTCTTGTTGCAAGAGTTCTTCTTTATGCACAGAACAAGACTCAGAAAATATACTGTGACTTGTTGGAGAACAGAATTGATGATGCTGAGAATAATAACCCATTGTTAAAGCGATTTGATTTTGGCACAGCAATCAAGTTCTTGAAGGCAGGTGGAGCTATCCGCCGTAGTGGTTGGAATGGAAAGGGATTATTTGTTGTAAAACAGGTTCCTTCACACATTGAAGGTGATATTATTCCTAATATGCAGTCACTCCCTCAGTCAGCTAAGAATATTTTGATGAACCGTGAGAATCCTCACATTGGCTATACTAATCAGATGCTTATCATCAATCCAGATGGAAGAGCAGATTCTTGGGTTCCTTCTTCATCTGATGTATTTGCGGAAGATTGGGAAGTTGTAACAGATTAACTAACCACCCTCTCCTGTAAAAGAGAGAGGGTAAAAAGAAGAGAATATGAGATTAAGTGAATATAAAGCAGGTACTATCTTAGTTGCTAGTGATGGTAAAGTGTTTATCCATGATGGCTTTGTTAACGCTGATGGATATGGTGTGATAATTGGTGAGGATTCTGATGGAATGATTCAGAAATCCAATGGTATTGGCAATTGGATGAAGTGTCACATTAAAGGTGTTGCGACAAAAGAACAGATTAGTGAGTTCTTTGCCAAGGTTCGTAAAACACAGAAAATTATCAATTACTAAGGAGGGTAAAAAGAAAGTATATGACTGGTATGGAATTTGGAAAGTGTGATATTTGTGGCAAAGAGGCTGCTTTATCACGTACATATTTTAAATACAGAATAGGTAGTTGTGAGTGTTGTGGAAGCAAATTGCGTGATGGCTCAAATGGACATTTTGAGGTTGTGCATCATTGCAATAAATGTGTTCCTCATTTACCTACTGTTATTCATCCTTTATTTAAGGCTTTAGATGGTAAAGTTTATAGAGCAAATATTACTAACGTTTTGCCATTTGAAATTGAAGGTAAATACATTATCGAAGAACCAGTAATTAAGGAGGATAAGCAATGAGTAATATTTATAAAGAAGATTTTGTTGATGAAGATACAGGAGAAGTCATTCAAATGGAGTTAGACTTAGATAAACTTCATAAACACCATAAAAGAAATAAGCAATGAGCAAAGATAAAGCTATAGTTCACATTAATAATGTTTCTAAAATTATTGGTTTAAAAAGAATAAAGCTGAGTCAAGGTACAATAATTCATATTCAAAATGAGTTATTCTTAGCACTTGAAGAGTTAAAGGGTTAGAATATAATGGAAGAAAAGAAAGATAATGCAAAAGAAGTACTTCTTGACTTAGTTAAGAAGAATAACTTAGAAATTCTTAAAATTGATTGTTGGAATAATGATGGAGAATGTTGTAAAGGTTACAAAAGAGATTTTTACACTGAATGTGAATGTAGTAGCCTTCATATTTGTTGCAGTCCAGAATATTACACAACTTTAGAACAGCTTAATTTCTCCTATGATGATAGTTCTTGTAATCAAGAGTTATATGGTATTGTTTATTGTATAGATAAAGAAACTAAGCAACCTGTGTGGTTAACAAGATGGTGTGATGATATAGGTTCTGGTTGGGTAGTAAATCGTATTCCTGAATTTTATAAAAATAAGAAATATAATGGAAATTAAAAATAAAATGATAAAATATCTTATTATTATAGTAGGATTAATAGGAGGTGTTCTTATTGCTTCTAGTATAATCCTATTTGCATTTAGATTAGATTCCTTATTTGGTTTATTTATAATAGGGGTATTTATTCTTTTAGCTGATTATATTATATTTGACATTATATCTTAAAGAATCAAACTAATTTAAATAGAAAGTAACATGAATAAAGATATGGTAAAAAAGCTAGCTGAAATATTGCAGGCTTATTTAGCTGGAAGAGAAATTGAATTTTATTCTTCTATTCTTAATGAATGGAAGCCTGCTTTTATTACTGATGTTAGTAACTTGATAAAAAATATTGATAATTATAGAATTAAACCAGAAGTAAAGTATAGACCTTTTGAAAATTTAAAAGAATGTCTAGAAGAAATGCAGTATCATAACCCTTATGGTTGGATAAAAACAGATAATAATGTTCATCGTTTAATAACCCTTTTAGATGAAGATAGAATACTAATAGGTCATCAAGAGACAAGTTGGACTTATGAAAAAATATTTGAGTGTTTTACCTTTATGGATGGTAAACCTTTTGGTGTAAGATATTAACTTATTTAAATTAAAGTATATGGAATATATTATAGCTCTTTTATGTATTTTTATAATAATATTAATAATTCTTAATTTACCCTAAACTATATGGCAATAATAGCTAGTATATTTTGTTTTATTTATATATGTATGATAATATATGTATTAAATGAAATATTTAAAATGAAATAGAAAATACTAATAATTATAACATAACAAATAAAGAAATTCAAGTAAAATTTTTTGGTCTACTATTTTTGAATACTTGCTAATCAATAAAAATAGAGTAATAATAGTATTTTCTATAGTCCACAAATGCAAAAAGTAATGACTATAAACGTACTTATGTGATTTTGAAACTAAGATTTTAAAGAAAAAGCTAGTGAGTTTTTACTATTTCTTGTTATTAAAGAAAAGTGACTTTTACATAACAGTTTTCAATAGTAAAACTGTTAACTTTAATTTAAAATTATATGAAGAATAATAAATAAATAAAAAACTATGGAAGTTAAAGCTAGTGTAAAGATTATTGAAGGAGGATTTGAAGAATCAGTAAATTTCTCTGTTAAAGGTAATTTTAATATTAATTTTAAGGTAACTCGTACTCCTGTAAGAGTAAGAGTGCTAAATATCTCTAATGAATCATATGATTATATGACTTCCAAAGAGTGCCCTGAATGGAGTAAAAGGGTAGAATGGCTCTCTATGTCTAAAAAGAAGAGATTTGAATCTCATCTTAATAGAATAGCACATGACTGCTTGGGAAAAGTTATGGATTATGAAGTTTTTAATGATTAAATATGTGAAATAGACGGTTTGTTTATAAAGATTTCAACACTTAGATAGTAGTCTGTTGTGAAACACACTACTATCATTTTTTAATAACTAAAAGTATGATAAAGATTATAATAATAGTATGTATTATTATTCTTTTATTATTCCTATATAATAAGTATAGTCCTAAAGTAGATATGATATTGTCTAATGGAAATTATGTATTTATTATGTGGTATAATGGTAGAGATAATAATGGAAATTATGTAAGAACTTATAAAAGATTACTTACATTATAAAAGAATTAATTATGAAGAATATAAGAATTAGTTGTGGTTTTGCATTATATATACTTATTATAGTAGCAATGTTATGTTTTACTACTATTAAATGCTGTGCACAAACTGTAACTCATGTAAAGTTGACTTGTTACCAGCCAGTTAAAAGTCAGTGTAATAATCAACCATTGATTACTGCTGATGGTAGTAAGATAAATCTACATCATTTAAAAAATAATAAGATTAAATGGTGTGCAATCTCTAGAGACTTACTTTATTTATTCCCTAAGAATAAACCTAAGAAAGTGTATATTGAAGGTTATGGAGTGTATTTAGTTAAAGATGTTATGAATAAAAGACATAAACATAGAATAGACATACTTATACACCCTAAAGACTCAAAGAGAATTAGTATTAATAATGTTAAAGTAAAGATATTATAATGTGTTTTTGTAAAAGAATACCTCTCACTAATTATCTAAAAGGTGAGTATGAAGGAATAACAGAAATTCTTGAGAAGGATACAATAGTATATAAAATTGTGGTTAAATATGCTAGATTATTTCCTTTTCCTACTAAGAATTCCTATTTTGCACCTTTTTATACTTGTAAATATAAGAAGAAAAAGATATGTACTAGTCCTTTACGGATAGGATTTAAAAAAGAAGATGAATATATTGATATTGTAGTTACAAATGGTTTTCATAGTTTTAAGACTCTAAAAGACCTTAAGAAATCTGTACTTTGGTTTCCAGAGTATGCTGTTGCCAAATTCATTATTCCTAAAGGTAGTACTATAATTATTAATGATACTCAAATAGTATCAGATAAAATTATGTTTTATAAAGAAGTAAATCCAGATAATGACTAGAGAAGAAGCTGCTAATAATGCTTTAAGTAAAGTATTATTAGTAAAATCTACTATCTTATATCTTGGAACTGGATATGGTAAGTCAAAACTTGCTATTGACTGTATTAATAAGATAGCAGATTTTAATTTTAAACAAAATGAAGAAGAAACTACTGTTAGTATTATTGTTCCCAGACAACCATTAATAAATAATTGGAAAGAAGAAATAAAGAAATGGGGATGTAATACAGATAAAGTAGAAATTCTTTGTTATAATAGTATTCATAAACTTAATAAATATTGTGATTGTATAGTATTTGATGAAGCTCATCATTTAAGTGAACTTAAAAGGGAAATCCTTAATGATATTTTTAAGGTTAATCCTAATGTTAAATTATTATTTTTAAGTGCTACAATTCCTCGTGATATTATGGATTATATGAAATCTTTAGGTACTTATAATATAGTTAAAGGTAACATTGCTGATGGTATTAAAGATGAAGTATTACCTATACCTATAATTTATACTATTCCTTTATATTTAGATAATATTAAAAGTGTAGCAGAGATAATAAAGAATCCTAGATGTAGTAATCCTGTTACTTGTAATTATGATGAAAGATGGAATTTCATTAAAAGATTTACTACAAGAAAGATAATTATCAAATGTACCCAAAAGCAATATTATAATGAGTTAAGTGATAAAATAGACTGGTATAAAAGAAAGTATATGTTTAATAAAACTGTAGTCTTTAAGAATAAATGGCTTAGAGCAGCTTCAGAAAGATTAAAATGGCTTTCAGAACAGAAGGTAGATATATGCCAGTCTATTATCTCTATCTTACAGGACCAGAGAGTACTCTTATTCTGTAACAATATTGAGCAGTCTTTAAAGTTTAAGAATTATGCTCCTATTAACAGTAAGAATAAGAACTCTTTACAGAATCTTGATGATTTCAATAATAGTAAGATTAATCATATATCTAGTGTTAATATGCTTTCAGAAGGTATGAATTTAACTAATTGTAGAATAGGATTATTCTGTAATTTAAATGCCTCAGAAATTCTTTCACAACAGAAGTTTGGGCGTCTTCTAAGACATCCTAAACCAATAGTTATTATACCTTATTTTAAAGATACTAGAGATGAGGAATTAAAAGATAAAATGCTTAAGGATTATGATAGTTCTATGATAAAAGAAATTACTGATATTAAAGATATTAAGCTATGAAATTTGTTATAGATGATACAGTATGTGAGAAATATAATCTTACTGCTCAGCAAGTATTTATATTACTTGCTTTACAATGCCAAAATGATAAACTGTATGAAGATTTAATTGAGAAGGGATTAATTACTAAATGTAACTGTTCTCTTTTTGAATTAAATAAGAAATATAGTGTTATTAATAAAGGTATTAACCTCTGTAATTCTGTATTACTTGATAGTAGTAAAGATACTAAGAAAACAATTAATATTGCTAATCTTAGATGTCAGAATTTAGCAATAAAACTAAGGGATATATACCCTAAAGGTAAAATGCCTGGAACTAGTTATTATTATAAAGGTAATATAGAAGATATTAGAAAAAAGTTACAGAGTTTCTTCTTAAGATATCCAAATTATACAGATGAGCAAATAATTACAGCTACTCAGAAGTATATTAATTCTATGAATGGTGATTATACTTATCTTAAATTATTAAAGTATTTTATTTGGAAATCTGAAGTAAAAGATGGAGAACAGGTAGTAACTTCAATTCTTTCTGATTATATAGAGAATGAAGGTCAGGAAGATAATATTAATAATGATTGGACATCAGAGTTAAAATGAAAGAAGAATTTACAACATATGAGTATTTTAAGGAAGATACTCCTATTAATATTAAGAAATAAATTATTGTTTAATTAATTAAATATAAAGTAAAATGAATAACAACATTGAAACATTTAAGCTACAGCATGTAGCTCTTGAGTTTAAGGTAAATGAAGTAAAGAAGACTGTAACTGCTATTGAGAAGTTTATTGTACCTAAGTTTAAGCTTAGATTTACAACAGTAGGTGTATCTAAGCTTAATACAGAGAATGGTGATACCTTTGATGTAGAAACTGGTAAGAAGCTTGCTAGAGCTAAAGCTGAAAAGGAAGCTTTCTCTAGATTCAAAGCAGAGTTGAAGAAGTTCCTTAAGTGGAATATGGCTCTTGATGATAAACTTAATGCTACCATTGAGAAGATGAACAATTATATTGACCATCAGAAGGAGTATATTAAGACATTCTAATGAGTTTAAGAGAGAGAATAACCACTTCTTTATTAGAAAGAAGGAATAAAATATTAAAAGGAGAGGTAAATTGTATACCTCTACCTTTTAGTAGGTTTAGAAGTGAATGGTGTGGTGTGGAACAAGGTAGATTTTATTTAGTTAGTGGAGCAAGTAAATCTTCAAAAACTCAATTAACTAATTATATTTTTGTATATAATACTATTCTATTTGCTTACTATAATAAAGGGGTAATTTCTCCAAAAATATTCTATTATAATCTAGAGGAAACTAAAGAGAATATTACTCTTAGATTTATATCTTTTCTATTAAATAGAATTTATGGAATTCATATTAGTCCTACAGAATTAAATAGTACTAATGCTGATGCTCCTGTACCAGAAGAGATACTTCAGAAGATTAATGAAGGTGAAATAAAGGATATTCTTGATTTTTATGAGCAAATAATGGACTTTAGACCAAGTAGTAATCCTACTGGAGTATATAAAGATGTATTATCTTACGCTAAATGTAATGGTAAAGAAGTAAGAAAGAAATATAGTTATAAAGATGAATGGGGACAATTAAAAGAAGGTGAAACTTTTGATTATTATATACCTAATAATCCAAGAGAATATGTATTTGTTATAGTTGATCATGTCAGCTTATTATCACCAGAAAAAATATGTCCTACATTAAGAGAAGCTATTAATAAACTTACAGAATATTTAGTTATGTTTAGAAATAGATATAATTATATTCCTGTAGTAGTACAACAGCAGAATATGGAATCTATTAGTCTTGAAGCATTTAAGAATGATAGAATTGCTCCTGTATTATCAGGTTTAGCTGATTCTAAAGATACTGGTAAAGCTTGTGATGTTATGATTGGTATATTAAATCCATTTTCTTTTCAGTTAAAAGAAAAGTTTGGTTATGATATTACTAAGTTTAAAGGTAACTTTAGGTCTATGGAAATAGTATTAAATAGAGCAGGGCAATCTAATGGAGTATGTCCATTATTATTTGATGGTGCTATTAATAGATTTGATGAATTATGTCTTCCTAATAATAAAGTAGAATTAGAAAAGGTATATAAGTATTTAGATAAGATAAGAAACAAACAAACAGTTAATACTACTATAAGTTTATTTGTTTGTGGTATAATAAAAAGAGTTAAAGATTTGCTAGAGTAAAATAAATATATTACTTTTGCAATTCATTTATAAAAAGTAGAAGTTAAAATGGCAAATGTAGTTTTAATTATGGGTAAATCTGGGTCAGGAAAATCAAGTTCTATTAAGACCTTAGACCCTAAAGAAACTGTTATTTTTAATGTATTAAAAAAGAAACTCCCTTTTAAAGGTAGTGGTAAACTTTATAATACTGAAAATAACAATTTATTTATGTTAGATAATTTCAATGATATTATTTCTTTTATGCAGTCTATTAGTGAAAAGGCTACATATGTAAAGAATATTGTTATTGATGATTCAACATATATTATGCGTAAGGAATACTTTAAGACAGCTAAGCAGACTGGATTCAATAAGTTCGTGGATATGGCTGCACATTTTCAGAGTATTATTAGTACTGCTGAAAATATGAGAGATAATATTAATGTATTTCTTATTATGCACAGTGAAGATATAGTATCTGATAATGTAATTGTTGGATATAAACCTTCAACTGTAGGTAAGCTTATTGATAACAGTTATAATCCTATTGAAGTAGTTCCTATGCTTCTTTATTCTGCTGTAAAATATGATGAAAATAAGAATCCTATTTATGGTTTCTATACTCATAGATGTCTTGATGGAAATATTGAAATTCCAGCAAAAAGTCCAGCAGAAATGTTTGATAAAGATTTTATTCCTAATGATTTAGGTTTAGTAGTTAAAGCTATGGATGAATACTATAATGGATAGAAATAAAATAGTTAGTATTGCTACTTCTATATTAATATCTGGACATATTGCTTTACAAGATATTATCTTATTATTAGATAATTATTGTATTGAAAAAGGTAAAGAAAGAAAATATGTAAATATATTTGTTAAAACTATAACTTCTTTACCTTATGAAATGTATAGTGAATATGTAAAGATAGCTCTTAAATATTATATGTGTAAGTATGCAATACATACATTAACTAAACAAGAAAGCCTTAATTCTATATTTAATAGAAACACAAAAGAAAACATATTATTAATATATTAAAAATAAAAGTAAAAATGAAAGATTTAACAAAGTTGACATCACGTCAGATTTCTCAGATTAAGAACATTTATAAGGCTAATTCTAGTATTTATAGTAGAATTGAGACTTTGGAAAAGCACCTTAATAAAATTCAGGCAGAGCTTGATGAACAGTTAGCTATTATTGAGGCTAATGAAGCAGGTGTTAAGATGCTTACTGGTGGTTTTATTTCAAAGCAGCTTATTAAGGATGAGCAGATTCCTCAGTTTAATGAGGATGGTACACCTAAGATGGACAAGGAAGGTAAGTATCAGCAGAAGAAGAGAGTACTTACTTTTGTTGCTCCTGTACAGGAGCCAACAGAAGAAGGAGAACCAGATGGAACTACTACAAATATTGATACTACAGATATTGATGAAAATGCTTTGAAATCTGAGGAAGAAGTATTCCCAGATAATCTTGATAATATAAATAATAATGATAAGGATTAATTATTAACAATTAAATAAAATAAAAGAAATGAATACAACAATTAGTTTGATGGCATTTGGCAAAGTTCAGGAGTCTCAAGAAGCTACTGAATTTAAGAAGTATATTGGTATTGCAGGCTGTAAAGTAGTAGCCTTTAATCCTTCTAAGGAAGAACTTAGTAATCTCTATGGTAGAGATATTACTAAGGACCCTGAGTATTATGGGGTTATGAAGGATAATGATGGGAAGGAGATTCAGATGGCTTATCCTACATTTATCTTGAAATCTGACCCTGAAACTAATAATGGTATTGAGGAGTTCTTCCAAGCTAGATTCTCTATTCAGAATAATATCTTTACTAATAAGGATAATACTAAGTGTCAGGTAATTGATTCTTATGGTAGAACTGCTTGGGCTACACAGGATGATGTTAAGAATAAAACTATTCCTACATATACTGATAAAGAGACAGGTGAAGTTAAACCTTTTAGTATTAGTAATAATTATAGACCAGCTTTTAGAGGTGAAGAAGCTCTTACTATGTTCTTGCAGAACTATTTGAATATTCCTTCTTGTCAGAAGTATGTTAATGGCTCTTGGGTTATGATTGATAATCCACAGGATGCAGAATGTAGACTTGACCACATTACAGATTATTTCAAGGGTAATATGTCTGAACTTAAAGATTGTATTACCTTGCAGCCTAATAATAAAGTTAAGGTTGCTATTGGTGTAAGAACTACTGATGATGGTAAGCAATATTCTAGTGTTTATACTCACTTCACTATGAAGAATAGTAGTAATTCTACATCTAAGCTTGAGGCAGATATTCAGAATAGAAAGAATAATGGTGGTTTAGCTACTACAGAATTTGACTATAAAACACTTCATGAATATTCTGTATCAGAGACTAATTTTAGTGCTGAAAATAAGGAAAATCCTTTTGTAGCACCAACAAATAACCCTTGGGCAAACGCTTAATATATTAATAATATGATTAGCAATGGATATACTTCAATAACTTTAAAAGATATATTAAACAAAGTAGATGAGGGTCAAATACTTAATTTCTACTTTGGTATTACACAAGTTCCTTTTAGAATGAATAGCCCTTTAAGGAATGATTCTAAACCTTCATTTGGATTATATTCAAGTGATGGTATACATATACATTATAAAGACTTTGCAACAGGAGAACAAGGGTCTTTATTTGATTTACTTATGCAAATCTACAATATTAGTTTTATAGAACTAGTAGATAAGATAAGTAAAGATATGAATATTAATACTAAGCAGATTAATATCTCTAAATCTCAAATTAAACATAACTCAGCTACAATAAGTAGTAGTCAAATCAGACTAGAGGTTAAAACTAGAGAATGGAGAAATTATGATGTTGAGTATTGGGAATCTTATGGATGTAATATAAATCTATTAAAGTATGTTGAAGTATATCCTATTAGTCATAAAATTATATATAAAGACAATAAAAGATATACATTTGCTTGTGATAAACTAGCATATTGTTATATTGAAAGAAAAGAAGGGAATATCACCAAGAAAATTTATCAACCCTATAATAAAAATGGTTACAAATGGACATCTTCCAATGACAAGAGTGTTATTGGTTTGTGGTCTAAAATCCCAGAGACAGGAGATACATTGCTTATATGTTCATCATTGAAAGATAGTATCTGTCTATGGTCTAATGTTAATATACCCTGTATATATGTTCAATCAGAAAATACAGAGTTAAGTGATTCTGCAATTAATTGTTTACAAAAAAGATATAACCATATTTATATAGCATTTGATGGAGATTCAGCAGGTGAAATAGATGCCTATAATCTTAGATTAAAAACAGGTTTTGAAATAATTCATTGTCCTTTAATTGATAAGGCAAAAGATTATTCAGATATATATCATTATTTTGGTAAAAAAAGACTTATTGAAGAATTTAATAATGCTTTTAATAAGACTAAAGCACCAGATATGGATGATGATTTACCTTTTTGAAATAACACAAATAATTAAAGTTTAATATATTAAAATTTAAAGAAAAATGGAAAAAAGAAAGATTACAGTGATTCCTACAAAGACTCACAAGACACAAGTTATTGAAAGTGCAGCAACAACATTGGCAGAACTCAAAGCAGACCTTACTAAGGCAGGTATTGATTATACTGATTGTACATTCTTTGAAGGTCTTACTAAGATTGAATTGAAGAATGATGCTGCTATTCTTCCACATGATGTTCCTTATAAGGGAACTACTACTAATAACTTGGTATTTATGATTACTAATGCTTCAAAGAAGATTAGAAGTGGAGCAAAGCTTGATAGAAAGGCTATTATTGAGGAGATTAAAGTTAAGAATCTTACAGAAGTAGTTAAGAAGACTTATGGTAAGAATTATACTAACTGTAAGACAGAAGATTTGCAGAAGATTCTTAACAAAGAAGCAACTCCTGCAACAGCAGATGCTTCAGTTCCTACAGCTAAAGCAGCTCCTGCAAAGAAGGAAGTTCCTAATAAGCCTGCTATGAAGACTACTGACCTTAGTAGCTATGTTACTAAAGCAGAACTTAAGAGAGTTATTGAAAGTCTTTTGGAAGAAATGAAGAATGCAGGTATGGATTATTCTGATGATATTGATATTGATAATATTGCTATTATTGGTAATGTCACTTCAGATACTTCAAATGCTTCAAAGGAAGAGGAATCAGATTCTCCATATTCACCGAATGAACTTGATGATATGTTTAAAGACATGTAATTTATAAAAAATCTAATAGGGAGTAAGTATAGTAATATATTTACTCCCTTCTTTTTTATTACTTATGGATATAAAAGAACAGATAAGAAATAAATATTATACTCCTACAGAAGAAGCTCTTAAAGTATATGAAATATTTAAAAGTTTCTTTGGTGAAACTAAAGTAGACTTTCAAGTAGATAAAGATTTTAAAGATGCTGTAGAAACTTTAATAGCAGAAGGTGAAAACTTGGAAGATACTTTAAACTCTCCTTTACTTCCATTATGTGAATTTTCATATATTATATTAGTTCATTTTCCAAATGTAACTATTACTAATGAAAAAGATAATAGTGTAGATATTCATGACTTATATGTTAAAGTACCACTTGATTATACAGGAAAACAAGCTAAAAGATTTAAAATGATTGTTACTACTTTCACTAAAATTTTATATAAAAGTAATTATACACATTCCCATTTACCTTCAGGTTCTTTAAGTCATGGTAAAGCTTATTTTCAGAGACCTTGTTTAGGAGAAGGTCCTATTGGAACTACTTGTACTATTCTTAGAGATGAAAATAATGAAAATATGTGGAGATTATTCTGTGTGGAATTAGCTAGATATGTTACAGTAGAATCTATAGCAGGAATTCCTTATTACAGAATGGAATATATTGGTAGAAATAATAGTAATAATGAAATAATTTTTTCAGATACTAGTTGTAGTGTTTTTTCAGAAATTTCATTTATTATAAAAGAAGCCATACGTAATCTTATAAATAGAAAAGTATTTACTTTTAAATATGTAAATAATACTTATAGCTTTACTGCTAATGATGCTTCTTTAATTAGATTAATCAGTAATGAGTTTATAACAATTTATAATAAGAAATTTAATAATAAAGAACTTTCTACAGATTTAAATGAGTTAGTAAGAGCTAAAATTCTTATAAAAGCAGTCTTTTATAAAGGATGTTTTACTGAAGAAGATAGTAATAGACACAGTTCTTATAGTCCTAGTACTGATGTCTTATTTACATTTAAGAATATACCTGTTAAAATGAGGATTATAGATACTGATACTACTATTGAACCTGTATATATTCTTAATGTAAAATATATTAATGTGGCAATACGAAATATATTAGAATTTATAAATTACAATTATGGACAAAAATATATTAAAGAAACAAGATAATACATATAAGTTAATTATTACTCCAGAACTAGAAGAAAAGATTAGATTCTTGTGTGCTAGATTTCCTAATAATGAATATAGTGGAGTATTATTCTATGATTATACTGGTAGATTTGAAGATAATTCTTTAGTATTAACTGCTAAAGATTTCTGTCTTATGGATTATGGTTCTGCTACTTATACTGAGTTTGATAAGAGTGCAGAAATCTGTAATTATATGATAGAACATGACTTATTAGAATGTCAGCAAGGTTTAATGCATTCACATGACCAGATGTCAACATTTTTCAGTGGAACTGACCTTGGAACTCTTCAAGAAGAAGGTTCTGATATGAATAATTTCTTATCTTTGATTGTTAATAATGCTGGTCAATATACTGCGGCAATTACAAGAAAAGTTAAACATATTCCTCATGTAACAGAAGTACTTGAATATGAGTTCTTTGGTGAAGAAACTATTAATATAGGTAATGATGAATATGATGCTATAGAATCTTATGAAATAGAATATTTCTTCTTGAATATTGAAAAGCCTACTGTAAATATTGGTTATACAGACCTATTTAGTAGAATTGAAGAAATTAGTAAGGATAAGATTAAAAATACAAATATTAGTAGAGAGCCTCGTACTAATCTTATTGTTGAACCTACTTTAAAGGCAACACCTTTATATAAGGAAGCAAATATACCTTTCTCTAAGACTAATACTGCTGTTCAAACAGGGGTAGATACAGATGAATCTATTGATTATAATAAGTATAAATTTAATGAAACAGACTTAAATAATATTGTTAAACAATTACTTATAGGTAGTCCTATTTTTACTCCAAAAGACCTCAATGAATGGGTTCAAAAAATGCCTACAGTATTTTCTAAGAGATTTGGAGAAGGACAAAAAGGTTTAGAGAATTATAGAGCTTTTATTGGTTATTTTGTAGAATTTCTTGTAACAGAAGCCTTTGATGATAATTTAGCAGAAGAAGGTTATCTTGAAGATTCACAAATGGCTATATGTGCTTATGGTGTATTACAGAAATTACATACATTTAAAACTAATTCCTTTATTGAAGTTATAGAGGATGAAGTAGAACGTTTTATTATTTAAAATTATGAATGAAGAATCAACTATAACTCCACCTTTGGAGGTTAATATGGAACAAATAGTAAATACTACAGTTAATGTTCCAGAAGTTGCTATTGCTCCTTTAGAGATAACCGACAGAGAAACAACATCAATATTAGGACCTGAAGAAGTAGTAGAAGAAGAATCAGAATCTATATTATCAGAAGAAGATGAAACTTTTTTGAATGAAGTTATTGAAAATCAACATCAGGAAATTCCTCCTATAAGTGAAGATTATCATGATGAAACTGCTAGATTTTCAGGAGCAGAATGGTTTAATAAAATTAAAGAGAAAGTTATTATTGTAGGAGGTGCAGGAGGTATTTCTTCAAATGCTATATTTCAATTAGCTAGAATACATCCTAAGAGTATTTATATCTTTGATAATGATAAAGTTGAGGAAGTTAATCTTGCTGGACAAATGTTTGGTATCAAGGATATAGATAAATATAAAGTGGATGCTATAGCAGAAACTGTTAGCTATTATAGTAAATATACTGATGTGTTTGCTATACGAGAATTATATACTAGTAATAGTTTTACTTCTGATATTATGATTTGTGGCTTTGATAATATGGAAGCTAGAAAGGTATTCTTTAATAACTGGAAAAAACATGTAGAATTACAGAAAGATAAATCTAAATGTCTATATATTGATGCCCGATTGTCATTTGATACTTTACAAATACTCACTATTGTAGGTACAGATACATATAATCAAGATAGATATGAAAAAGAATTCTTATTTTCTGATGAAGAAGCAGATGAAACTGTATGTAGTTTAAAACAAACTACTTTTATGGCTTGTATGATAGCTTCTTTTATTGTAAATAATGTAGTTAATTTCTGTGCTAATGAAATTGTTCCTATGATAAAGCAATTACCTTTCTTTATAGAATATGATTGTAATATGATGTACTTAAAAGAAGAAGATTAATGATAAGTGAAAATATTAAAAATAATATAAATATCTTTCTTGGTGTTACGTCAGCCCCTCTCCGTTCAACAAATATACCTTTATTAGGAACAGAGAATAACCAATTCTCTATGTATATGACAAATCATATATTTAATGGTGAGGTTACAGAGATTCCTATTTATAATTCTTTATCTTTGAGAGGAATAATTCCACTATTTACTTCTTCTTCTACTAGTATAAATGAAAGAAAAACTTTTGGTCCTCTTTTAAAAGAATTAAGTTTAATTAGAGAAGCAGGAGAATTAAATAAAATTCGAGATAAAGATGGTAATCTTTATTATGGAATGAGAGGTTTAATACTTAATAGTAATTTAGAACCATTAGTATTATCTACTATTAGACCTCCTAGAAGAACATCAGCTACCACAGAGCTTATACTTAGAGTAAGTCCTAAAGTTTTCAATAGTGATAATGTTGTATGTAAAGGTATTCAAAAGTATCTTATTGAATATTGTAGTACTGTTTCTAGATATTTTTCTATAATAAGTGGTTTTACTACTATGACAGTTATCATTAATAATGATATTGATAAGTTTATAAGACATGTTAAGGCTCCTACCAATATTAATGTTAATGAGGAAATACAACAGCTTCTTGTAGATAATATAGATAAATTATGTCTTTAGAGGAATATTTTGGAGATTGGTTAAAAGTAATAGATAAGAAAATATTATATGAGACAATTAATACACTTAATTCTAGCAATACTGTTAATTTATGTCCTAATTATAATGACATCTTTAATTGTTTTAAAGCTTGTAAATTATCTGAATTAAAGGTAGTTATATTAGGTTTAAGTCCTTATCCACAATTAGGTAAGGCTACTGGAATTGCTTTTGGTAACAATATAAAAACACTTGATAAAGATTTATCACCATCCTTACAAGTTATAAAAGAATCAGTTATCAATTATGAAATTCCACAAAATAGTAGTATCTTTGACCCCAGTTTTGAAGATTGGGAGAAGCAAGGAGTATTAATGTTAAATTGTGCATTGACATGTAAGGCAGGTCTCCCTAGTTCTCATTTAGGACTATGGAGACCTTTTATATCTAAACTTATATATAATATGTCTAGGTATATGACTGCTTGTGTATATGTATTATTTGGTGAAGAAGCTAAAACTTTTGAACCTTATATCTCTCAATATAATTATGTAATTAAAGAAAAACATCCTTCATATTATGCTAGGAATCATAAGAAACTTAGATATAATCTGTGGGATGAAATAAATAATCATTTAAACAATAAAATAAAATTTAAAAGATGAAAAAGTATTATTTTAAAGGTACTAATCAGGAGATTAAGTTAGGAGATAAGATTACTCAGATTATTACTTGTAGTAATGGTGTACAATTTGAATGTAATAGTTCTGTAGATGAAGCTACTATTGACGATTTGATTAAAAGAGATTCTATTGAAGCTAAAGTAGTTGTTCCTGTACAGAAGAGTATATATAGAACACATGGTAAAAGAGGTTCCATGTCAAAAGAACCTAATGTTAAGGTAATTAATCTTAATAATAAAGAAGAATTTAAGGAGTTTCTTAATATTTTAACTAATATTGTTAGTGGGAAGTATCAATAAGAAGATTAGGAATGCTACTGTAAATAAACAAGGTAATATTACCTTTAAAAGTATATTGGAAAAAACCTGTTTCAATACATTAATTGAGGCAGGTTTTAATCCTCTATATGAACCTAAGAAACATGTAGTATTTCCTTCATTTAAACCTATTACTCCTTTTTATGATAAAGAAACAGATTCTCAACATGAAAAGAGAGTAAAAGAGTTAGGTAAACCTTCACCTAAATTACTTAGATTATGTGATGGGCTTATACAGCCTATTACATATTTACCTGACATATATCTTAAGTATAAAGATATAGATGTATGGATAGAATGTAAGGGATTCTCAAATGAAGTCTTCCCATATAAAAGAAAACTATTTAGGAAATACCTTGATAATATTCTTACTGCTACAGGACAAAAGAGTATTTATTTTGAAGTTTATAGTAAAAAACAGCTTTTACAAGCTATAGAAATATTTAAAGAATATGCTGAAAAGTCTTAAAGATATATCTTGGTTAGTAGATGAGCCTACTTATAGAGCTGATAAAGCTCTTAGTTATTCTACTATATCTAAATTTAAGAGAGAAGGATTTGAACATTTAGATACATTGTTTGATAAGGTTGAAAGTCCTTCTTTATTGTTAGGTTCTTTAGTAGATTGTTTAACTACTGACCCTCCTGAAGAATATGAAAGAAGGTATTTAGTAGCAGAATTTCCTCCTATTACTGATAAAGTAGAAACTATTGTAAAATCTTTATTTAATAGTTATTCAAGTACTTATGATTCATTATATAAGATACCAGATAATCTTATTATAGATTCTACAAATATTAATGGATTTCAGTTAAATTGGAAACCAGAAACTAGAGCAAAAGTAATTAAGGAAAGAGCATCTGATTACTATAATTTATTATACTTAGCTAAAGATAAAATCTTAATAAGTACAGAGCTTAATAATATAGCACATCAGATGGCTAATGCTCTTATTGAAAGTTCTCAAACTGCATTATATTTTAAGAAGAATAATCCTTTTGATGATTGTGAAAATCTTTATCAATTAAAGTTTAAAGCAGAAATAGATGGTGTTCCTTATAGATGCATGTTTGATATTCTTAGAGTAGATTATAAGAATAAAACTATTCAACCTGTAGATGTAAAGACTTCATATAAACCTACATATAATTTCTATAAGTCATTTATAGAGTGGAATTATGCATATCAATGTAGATTATATGCAAGAATTCTTAAACTTAATATTGAAAAGGATGAATACTTTAAAGACTTCACAATTTTACCTTATAAAGATATAGTAATTTCTAAGTCTAATATGATTCCACTTGTATGGGATTGTGATTTTACTTTTGTAGAAGGTACATTATATCTTGGTAAAAATAATCAAATTAAACTTGAAGCACCTTGGGAAGTAGGTAAAGAACTTTGGTATTATCTCTCTACAGGAGCCACAGTTCCTATGGGAATAAATATTGAAAGTTCTAATGATTTGAGAACTTGGATAGATAAAATGGAATAATGTTTAATTAAAATAATATATGACATATGTAATAAAAAGAGATGGTAGTAAAGTTAAATGGGATTCAAATAAAATAGTAAATGCTATTAGGAAGGCTTTTGAGTCCTGTAAGGAAGAAGACAAATTTAATGAGAATGAGTTTAAAGAATTTGCTAATGCCTTTACTACTGATAATATTAATACTGAAAGTATTCAAGATACAGTAGAATATTATCTTATGGGTAATTATCCTAATATTGCTAAATCTTATATTCTTTATAGAGAAAAACATAAGGAAGCTAGAACTAGAATTAAGAGGTTACATTATATGGAAGAATATAAGAATAATCAAGAAAATGCAGCAACTTCTAGTAATACAGACCCTAATGCTAATACTGCTATTAAAAATGTAGCATCTCTTGAAGCAGAAGTATATAAAGATGAAAATAGGCTTATTCAAAGACAAAGAATGAAGGATAAACTTAATGAGTTATTTCCTGAATTAGCAAAGCAGTATGAAAAAGATTTAAATAATCATATTATTTATACTAATGATGAAGCAAGTACTCCTGTACCTAAATTCTATTGTATGGCAGTAAGTCTCTATCCTTTAATGTTAGAAGGTGTAGGTAATATTGATGGAGTAACTCCTACTCCACCTAATGATTTAGAGTCATTTAGTGGTCAATTAACTAATCTTATATTTACATTGTCCTCTCAATGTAAGGGTGCAGTAGCAGTAGGTTCTTATTTTATAGCTTTAAATTATTATACTATTATGGAATTTGGAGATAAATGGTATGATAAGCTAGATTTATGTGCTACTAGTCCTTATATTAAAATTCAAAGAACAGTAAGAGATAGAATCTATAAAGCCTTTAGTCAATTTGTATGGGGTATTAATCAACCTGCTGGTAATAGGTCATACCAAAGCCCATTTACAAATATTTCATATTTTGATAAAACTTATTTTGAAGCAATGTTTGGAGAATTCTATTATCCTGATGGTACTAAACCAGAATGGAAAGCAATAGATACTTTGCAAAGATTGTTTATGAAATGGTTTAATAAACTTAGAACAAAAGCAATAGTAGCTTTTCCTGTGGAAACATTTGCAATGGTACATAATGGTAAAAATATTATTGATAAAGAATATAAAGATTTATGTGCAGAAATGTATGCTGAAAAACATAGTTTCTTTACTTATATTAGTGATAGTGCTGATAGTTTAGCTTCATGTTGCAGGTTAAGAAATCAAGTAGATAAAAATACATTTAGTCCTACATCAGGATTGACAGGTATTATGACAGGTTCTTGTAATGTAATTACTCTTAATATTAATAGAATTGTTCAAGACTGGGTTGGAGATTGGAAAAATGAAGGAATACCAGATATTAAGGTAGAGGTTAATAGAAATAGTTTAAATATATATATTACTAATATTCTTGAAAGAGTATACAAGTATCATATTGCATATAAAACAATATTATATGATTGGGAAGATGCAGGAATGTTTACTTGTTGTAATGCTGGTTATATTCATATTAAGAAGCTTTATTCTACTATAGGAATTAATGGTCTTAATGAGGCTGCTGAGTTCTTAGGTCTTAAAGTAAATAATAATAAAGATTATATTGAATTCCTTCAGCTTATTCTCTCTACTATAAAGGAGCAAAATGCTTTACATTCAATTAATGATAAGAAAAGACCATTCTTATTTAATAGCGAAGTAGTTCCAGCAGAGTCTCTTGCTAGTAAAAATTATAATTGGGATAAAAAAGATGGATATTTTGTTCCTTCTAATAGAAATCTATATAATTCTTATTTCTTCTTACAGAATGATACTAATATAAGTGTATTAGATAAGATGTATTTACATGGAAATTCTACTTATCAATATACAGATGGAGGTTCTGCTTGCCATATTAATTTAGAAGAGCATTTAAGTAAAGAACAATATCTAAAATTGATAGATTATGCTATTAAAGAAGGTACTTCATATTTTACTTTTAATATACCTAATAGTAAATGTGAAGATTGTGGTTATATTACTAAGCATCCTATAGTAGAATGTCCTAAATGTCATAGTAAAAATATATCTCAATATACAAGGATAATTGGGTATTTAAGACCTATTAAACTATTTAGTGTGGATAGACAAATAGAAGCAGGAACTAGAGTATATAATAAAAATATTAATGTGTAAATAATGATTAAGATATTAAAATTTGAATCTGATAGTTGCCCTCAATGTAAAGCTTTATCTGCTACTTTAGAAAGAATTACTAAAGAATATAAAACAGATATGAAGAGTATTGATATTGAGGAAGACAATAATCAGGATTTAATAAGAAAATATAACATAAGAAGTATTCCTACTTTAATCTTTTTAAATGAAGACCAAGAATATAATAGACTTATAGGAAATCAATCTTATGCTACTATAAATAAAATAATTAATCATGATACAATCTAAAAGAATAGGTGTATTAGAATTTAGGGAGGCTAGTTATGTAGGTAACAAGCCTCTTTTTGTATCTTATGATATAGTTAAATGGTATCCTAATCTTTATTATGGTAAGGAAAATGAATACATAAAACTAAATCATGAATTTTATTGTTATCCTAAGAATACTGGTTATAGAATACATAAGGATTTATTTAAAAGTAAAGAATTATGTATAGTATTAGCTACTTTTAGATATGATTATCAAGAAGAATGCTATAATTTTGAATTTATAGGAGACAGACCTCTACAATTAGATACTTGGGATAATTTTAAAGAGTTAGTTAAATATGGATTTGAACAATTAAATCCTAAATGATATGAATAATGAAGTATCAATATGCAAAAGTAACATTTCAAGAAATTCCTGATGAAATCACTTTATGTATTGCTATGTCTGGATGTAAAGTTCATTGTAAAGACTGTAATCAGAAAAATCTTTGGAAAGATGAAGGTAAAGATTTAAATATACAGGAATTAGAGAATCTTATTAATGCTAATAAAGGTATTACTTGTGTATGCTTTATGGGAGAAGGAGAAGAATTACCTATGTTATGGTACTATATTAAGATGACTAAAAAAAATAGTAATCTTAAAACTGCCTTATATATAGGTAGAGACCTTAATATGACTATAAAACTATATGGTGATTTCTTTAGTTGTTTAGATTATCTTAAAGTAGGTTCCTATATATCTAATTTAGGAGGTTTAGATTCAAAGACTACTAATCAGAGATTATATAGTCTTAAAGGAGTAAGAACAGAAGGAAAGTTTACAGATTATGAAACTGTCTTTACTGATATAACTTATAAATTACAGAAATGAGTCCTAATATTTATTATGATATAGATTTTGAAGATTGGCTAATACAATCTTTTATCAAGGATAATCATCCTAAGTATAAAGATTATGTTGCTTTATGGTTTAGGAATTTAACCCTTGAACAAAAAGAAGGATTTAAAGCTCAATATGAAAGAGCTATGTATAATAGTTTAATATTTTAAATTAAAAAAGAATGAAATTAAAGATTAAAGTTAAGGAGATTACTGAAGGCTGTATGCCAGAAATTATTGAACAGGGTGATTGGATTGATTTAAAGCTTGCAGAAAATGTAAGATTTACAGGTCCAGAAGTACAATCTAGAAAGATTAAATATCTTCCTCTAGGTATTGCCATGGAACTTCCTAAAGGATTTGAAGCTTATGTACTTCCTAGAAGTTCTACACCTAATAAGTGGAATATTGAACTTGCTAATTCCCAGGGAGTTATTGATGAGTCCTATAAGGGAAATAAGGATGAATGGAGATATATTGCTAAAGCATTTAAAGCTACAGAGATTCCAAAGGGTACTAGAATTTGTCAATTTAGGATTATGCCTAAGATGAATGCAGGTATTTTAACTAAGCTTAAATGGTTATTTAGTAATGGTGTAGAGCTTATTAAGGTAGATAATCTTAGTAATGATAATAGAGGGGGTATTGGTAGTACTAATTAAATGATTTATATTGGTATTGGGATTATTGTTCTTTTAGTAATTATGGGAGTGTATTATGTATACACTCTCTATACTAAAAGTAAAGATGTAATGTCTTTTAAACAATCAATGGAATTATGTGATATGCCAATAGTAACCTTTTATATTGGAGATAGGAAATTAAACTTTGTATTAGATACAGGCTGTATACAATCTATGCTTGATGCTGATATTATAGATAAATATAAATTAAATGTTTCCTATATTGGAAAAAACTTTGAAGTATGGGGAGCTAATGGTAAATGTTCTACAGATAAAATGGGTGTTTTAGGTCTTTATTATAATAATAAGAAATTTGAAGAAACATTTGTTTGTAGTAATACAATTAAACATACATTTAGTTGGCTTAAGCAGAATAAAGGTGTAACAGTACATGGTTTATTAGGTTCTAATTTCTTTAATACATATAAATATATATTAGATTTTAATAAATTAGAGTTTAAAAGATGATATATTTAGTAACAGCTAATCAGCAATTATTTGAAAGTAATGTCTATAAGATAATTTCAGTAGAAGAATCTCTTACAATAATGAAAGATTGGAAAATGATTCAATTTGATACTGAGACTACAGGATTAGATGCACATATAGATACCAGTTTAATGTGGCAATTTGGTAATATAGAAGAAACTATTCAGATAGTTGTAGATACATCTACTATAAATATTATTGCTTATAAAGAGATTTTAGAGAAAGCTTTTATTATTGGTACTAATTTAGGATTTGACTGTAAATTTACTTTTAAGGAAAATATTATATTAAGAAATGTATATGACCTTATGATAGTAGAACAACTACTATATTTAGGTTTTCCTAATTTTATGATTGGTGCATCTCAAGATATTATTGATTCTTATTGTCAAATTATAGATGAATGTCCTAATTGGAATTCTTTAAATTCAAAGCAAAAAACTGCTTATATTCAAAATACTTCTCCTACAGTAGCAGATTTTATTGCTAATCATAGTGGTGCTAGTTTAAAAGCAATGTGCTATAGATACTTAGGAGAAGATATGGATAAAACAGTAAGAGGAGAAATTATTTGGAGAGGTATTGATGATAAAACTGTCCTATATGGAGCAGGAGATGTTAAACCTTTATATAGAATTATGGTAGAACAATTAAAAATTCTACAACAAAGAGGTTTAATGAAAGCTGCTAAAATAGAATGTGAATTTGTTCCTGTAAAGGCATATTATGAATGGTGTGGTGTACATATGAATGCTTCACTTTGGAAAGAAAAAATGAAAAAAGATGAAGAAAAGATGAATACTGCATTAGCTAAACTTAATGAATTTGTTGTTAAATTTGGAGATAAAAGATTCTTTAAAATTAATAGACAAGGAGATTTATGGGAAGGATTTGATACTACTCCTAAATGTACTATTAACTGGAATAGTACTCCTCAAGTTATTCCTTTTTTAACTGCTTTAGGATTTAATTGTAAAGGCATTGATAAAAAAACTAAAGAAGAAAAGGATAGTATTGATGCCTCAGTATTAAAGCCTCAAAAAGATGTAAATCCAGAGTTTTATAATACTTATTTAGCATATTCTGAAGCCCATAAAGTATGTACTACTTATGGTCAGAATTATCTTAATGCCATTAATCCTAAAACTAATAGAGTACATACTCAATTTAGGTCATTAGGAACAGATACAGGCAGGCTTGCATGTGGTTCACAGCAACAGAATGTCTCTTTGGCTAAGTTAAAAGGATTACCTTTAAAAACTCCTAAAGACCCTAAGTTAAAATGTGCTTATCCACAGTTACAAAATTTACCTGCTGATGAAATAACAAGAGCTTGTTTCTGTGCAGAAAAAGGTAATACTTGGATTTCTAGAGATTATAAGGGACAAGAATCTGTTCTTATGGCTGATTTCTCACAAGATAAAGCTATGTTGGATGTATTCCTAAAAGGGGAAGATATGCATAGTACAGTTGCATATATGGTATTTCCAAATGATATACCTAGAGATACTCCTATTAAGGATATAAAAGCTAAATATAAACATCTTAGACAATTAGCAAAAAATCCAGAGTTTTGTTTTGCTTATGGTGGAAATGATACAACATTAGTTTCACAATATGGAATGGAACCTACCTTTGCTAAAAGTGTATATGATAGCTATATGAAAGGTTTTAGTGGTATATCAAGATTTCAAAATAAAGAGAAAAAGTTTGTTGTAAATAATGGTTATATTCTTATATCTCCTATAACAGGACATAAATCTTATTGGTGGGATTGGGAGTATTGGAAAAAAGTTCAACAATCTTTTACTCAAGAGTTTTGGGAAGAATATAGAAATTATCATAAAGGTACAGGAGATTTAATTGCAAAGAAAGTTTCTACTCACTTTAAAGCTAAAACTAAATATGAGAAGAATGCTTGTAATAGTCCTCTTCAAGGGTCAGGTGCTTGCATATTTAAAATATTTAATAAACTATATTTTGATTGGGTAGTAGATAATGGATATTTTAATAAGATTAAATTCTGTATTCCAGTACATGATGAAATTAATATAGAAGTACCAAATGAATTAGTAGAAATAGCAGATAAAAAGCTTTCAGAAGTTATGAAAGATGCAGCTAAACCTTTCTTAAAAACTTTAGAATTAGATTCTGATGCTGAAATATCAGACCATTGGGTTCACTAATTCTTCTCTCTTATAGGACCAAAGAATACTTTAACAATTAAATAAATATTAATATGATTAAAAAAGGAGATAAATTTGAATGTATTAAACCAGTTATAATGGATGGTAATCCAGAAGATGTTGCTTACACCGAAGGAGAATTATATACTAGTGACTTTAATAATTGTATTACTGATAATCAAGGTAATAAAAGCCATTATTGGAGGGATAAAGAAGAATTAACAATATACTTTAAAAAGATTAATACATTACCAAATAAACAAAAAGAAATGGTTAATCATCCTTCTCATTATAAAAATAATAAATATGAATGTATTGATGTGATGCTTGATATTTTTGGTAAAGAAAAAGTACTTGCTTTTTGTGAGTTAAATGCTTTTAAATATCAATGGAGAGCAAATTTTAAGGGTACAGATATTCAAGATAAGAAAAAAGCTGAATGGTACCTTAATAAATATATTGAATTAAAAGAAAATAAGGATGAGTAGTTATTTAAATATTTATTTAAAAAGAAAGGAGAATCCAGAGGGTTCTCCTTTGCTATTTATGTCTTTTAGTAGAAATCATCCTATTTATAGAGCAGTAGTAGAAGCTGTTGCTCCTGTATGGGATGGAGATGCCTATACAAAATTAACTTATGATAATTTAACTGAATGTATCAATTCTTTAGATGAGGAAACTAATCATATTGTAAATAAAATAGTAGAATATGAAAAAGCTGTACTGAAAAATCCTAAAAAAGATATTATTGACCAGTTAATTGAATATAAGGAGATTTATAAAGAAATGGAAGAGAATAATCATAATCTTGCATTTATAAGATGGTTTACTAATGACATTAATAAAGGTAATTCTGATTTTAGTAAAGTATTATGCAATATAACTTAATATGACACAAAAAGATAAACTAAAAGAGTCTTTTTTAGCTTTAGTATCTATTAGAAGTACTGCTAATAATATTATAGATTATTGTAGTGAATATAGTAGTGAAGCTGCTAATTATGCTCAAGAAATTAAACATAAATGTGAAGAGGTACTTAAACTATTAAAATAATGAATACTTTAGATTATATTATGTCTAGATTAGTAATAAAGACTAAAATTAAAAAAGAAAATATTGAAATTAAAAATAATAAAGTAATAGTTTTAGCCTCTTTTACTACTACTAATTATATTAATATGTTTCATACTGATTATGGGGAATAATAGAAAAAGACTTATTTACAATATGGCTAAGAAGATATGTGATGCTTATATGACATATACTTGTAGCTGTGCATTTATTGAAAATAATTTAGTAGATAAGAAAGTATCTCAGAAGTTTAAAGAACTTAAAGATGCTATTGTGGAACAATCAAATAGTATAAAATGAAAAGAATAATTCTTACAAGAGGTATTCCTGCCAGTGGTAAGAGTACTTGGGCTAAACAAGAGGTTCTTAAAGACCCAGAACATTCTATTAGAATTAATAGAGATGATTTAAGAAATATGAGTGGTAAATATTGGGTTCCTACAAGAGAAAAGTATATTACAGCTTGTAAAGGCACTATATTGATAAATGCTATAAACTTTAAGTTTGATACTATCATTATAGATGAAATGAATCTTAATCCTAAAGAGAATGGATATTTAAAAGGTATGGTTTCAATGATGAATGATACTTTCAAAGATAATAATGATAAGTATATAATTGAAATTAAAGATTTTACAAATGTACCTTTAGATATATGTCTTGAAAGAGATAGTAAAAGAGAGAATCCTATAGGAGAAGATATAATTAAAGGTATCTTTAATAAATATCGAGAGTTATATAATTTAAAAGAAACTAGTGATGAGCAATACACCAACATTAATGCAGAGTGAAGAAAGAAGTCTTAATGAATTAAACTCTGAACCAAAGAAAATTAAAGTAGATGTTACTGTAAGTATTACTATGAGTAAAACTACTACTATTGAAATTAGTGAGGGGGATGAAAATGATGATAATAAATTGCTTACAGCATTTGATTCTCAGAAGTATTCTCCTGAACAGATTAGAGCTATTCTTGAAGAATATAAGCATAGAAAGAGTATTAATAATTTCCAAACTAAACTTAATGATTTAAGTGGTTGGGTAGTTGATGATAAATGTATTAATTTAGAATAATATGAAGTTAGTTAATCAAAGTTATGAAATCTGTAATCAAACAGATTTTAGTTTGTTAGATATCTATAAACATATAGAAAAATGTGCTAGAGTATCTTATAAAAGTGAAGATAAAATTACAGATATTAGTGCTACTCCATTTGTAGATATGTTAGAAGAACATAAGCATGATGCTCCACTTGAATTTGGTACTATTCACTTTAAGATGCCTATTACTTTACTTAAGACATTTGCTGAAGATTTAATGTACCATAATTTATATAATATGGAATGGATTAAATGTAAAGCAGTAAATAATTATGCTTACTTTACTACTAATTATAGGCATTGGCATGTTATATTAGATAAAGTACCTTATGTAGGAGAATACTTAGATTTTGGAGATGAAAATCTGGATAATTATCCTAAAAGATATACAGTAAAACTTATTACTAATAGAGCTGTAAGTCATGAAGTAGTAAGACATAGAACAATGTCTTTTATTCAGGAATCTCAAAGATATTGTAATTATGGTAAAGGCAAATTCAATAATGAAGTCACATTTATTAAACCTTGCTGGTTAACTATAAAAGAAGGTACTTATACTGAAAAGGATTATCATGATAATTTTTATACTAGTAAAAATGTTGAGTATGATTTTATGATACATCTTCTTACAGCAGAGGCTACTTATTTTAAGCTTCTTGAAAAAGGTTGGAAACCACAACAGGCTAGAGTAGTATTGCCTAATAGTACTAAAACAGAATTATATATGTGTGGATTTAAAGAAGCTTGGGAACATTTCTTTGAACTTAGAGATAACAAGATAGTTGACCCACAGATGTATGATTTAGTACATCCAATGCATCAAGATTTTATTAATAATAAATATTTATAATTATGATTGAAAAAGAAATTAAAAAAGGTGATATTCTTAGTGAAAGTTCTCATTATAGAGTAAAGAATATTCTTGGTAGTAGTGTTATTCTTGAACACTTTGAAAGTAAGAATGAAGTAGCTATTGATAAGGATTATCTTCATAATTTCTGTAATACTGCTGATGGGTATACTACAGAAGTAAAAGTTACTAAAGAAGACAAGAAAGATGGTACTCCTGGAATTAGAAGTATATGGGAGAATATTCATAGTAGTAAGGTATTTACTGTATGTTTTAAGAAACAAGATAAAGCTAAAAGTGCTAAACAATTTAAAACAGAAGTAGATACTCTAGCTGAACAAATATGCCAAGAAATTGATAAGGTTAAAAATTCAAAGAAAGGTGTAGCAGATTGGGCTAAGAAAACTCTTTATACTCTTATGAATAATCCTATTCCTAAGATTGTTGAAGGAGAAAATAGGATTCTTAGAGGATATAAAATTCAATTTGAATCTAGAGATGGTAAGTATCAGTGTATTGATATGGATATTGAGGATTCAGAAAACAATGTAAGATTAGTCAATATTAATACCATTAAATGGCTTATTATTGATAATATTAAATACATTGTTCAATAGTTTTAATTGTTAATAATGTTAAGAAGGTACTATAAGCGATTTGTTTATAGTACCTTTAATTTTTACTAAAAAGTTTTGCAACTAACTATAAAAGTTGTATCTTTGCAAACAAATAATTTAATTAAATATAAAGAATATGGCAATACATTGTATGTTACTCACTGGAGATAATATTAGAATAGTACAGAATTTCTTAAGTGAGTTTAAAGACAAGTATGATTGTATGCAGACTTTTGATATGGTAAGGTCTATGATTAGTGCTTGGCAAAGTGCTAATTTTAAAGATGGTGAAGAGCCTACAATGCCTACAAAAGATGAAATAGAGAAATTCATACAATCACAAATTGGAAGTAGACAGAGTTCTGAGACTCCTGTACAGGACAGTAATAATCTATTAAAGAATATTAATAACGTAGATAAATCATTAGTAGATGTAGAGCAACATGATAAACCTTGGAAAAGTGACTCTACAAAATCAAATAAGACTTTAAGAGTTTATCTTAAAGACCATTCAAAAGGTTACTTTGAATTAGTTAAAGATGTAGAGGATAATTTTTATTCTGTACATTTTAAAACTGCAAAAGAAGGAGCTAAATATAATGCAGAAAATACTACTCCTACTACTAAAGAAGAAAGAAAGATTCTATTTAAAGAATTAATTAAATTAATACCAGAAGGAGCTAAAGTTTCTACTTGGGGTTCTATATCAGAGGAAGGTATTAAAGCTCTTGATAATGTAGGTAGAAATATGATTAAAGTAGGAGAAAGAACTATTACAAAGAAAATTGATGGTTCTAAAGTTAATATTCCTATATATCAAAAACAAGATACTACTTCTACACAAGAAGAGACTCCTATACAGGAAGATGATAAATCATATGCTGAGGATTTAGCTAGATGTGCCAGACAAATGTCTCCTATAGAAAGAAAACATAGAGTAGAAAGAATCACTAGAATGTTTTCATCTATAGTAAATAGTAAATTAAAAGATAAGTTAGCTACTTATAATGATAAAATCCAAGCAGAAACTAATCCTAAAGTAAAGAATGATTTATTATTTGGTAGAAAGAAAATTACTAGATTCAGTGTTATTAAGTCTGAAGGTGTACAGAGTATTATGATGGAAGTAAGAAAAGCTTTCCAAGTATATGCTGATGCTCCTTTAGAGGCAAAGATAGCTATAGAAAAGCAACCTATTAAAGATGCTTTAATTAACCTACAAAAAAAGAAGGGTGATTCTATTGATGAAGAAGCTATTGATAGAAAAGCTACTATTATGGCTAAAGCAGTTGTTGAAAGAAAAGATGCAGCTTTTAAGAATGTACTTAATAACTTTCAAGTATTAGCAGAAGAAGCATTAGGAAACTTAGCATTAACTGAAGGTATTTCTGTTAACTTAAATAGTAACTTTGTACTTAATACTCAAGAGAATAGTGATACTTTCAATGAGGATGATAAACAAACTAATCAAGGAGATGTATTTGAGAAAGAAGAATCTTTGAAAGATGGATGGATGACTGATGTTAGACAGGTAGCTACTTTTGATAGTCTTACTGCTAGAGTTAGACAAGCCATAGGTAATATGGTAAGATATGATTCTACAGGCAATGTTGATAGAGATGATTTAGGAGATAATATCTATCTTAATGCAGGTTATGTACATTCAGAATTAATACAGGCTCTTAGAAATATGGTTAGTGCTGAAGATATGATTCCTATGCTTGAACAGCTTAGTAAAAAGAAGGTTTGGGTAAAACAGATTATTAATGAATTAAATAATGATAATCAACTGTTTACTGAGTTTTATAGAGCATATAGAAAGGATTATGTTAATTACTTTATTCAGAAGGTAAGTACTAATAGTGATACCTCTACAAGTACTAAAGTAATGTCTATTAATGGTGCAGAAGGTACTTCACATTATTTTGATGAATGGAGAGATAATTATGAATATGGTAATGTTCTTACTACAGATAGTATATATGATAAGAATGGAGACATTCAATTAAAAAATGCTAAAGTAGGTCTTGATTTAGTTGATTCATTACTTGATATATTTGAAGACAGAGAAACTATTGCTGAAAATCTTACTGATGAAAATATAACAAGAATTAAGAAAGCTATGAATATGTTAGGTGTTAGTGTAGATTCAGAAACACTTGAAAATGCATTAAAATTTAACTTAGATAATAAAGCTTTCAAGCCAGCAGTTAATGTCTTATTAAGTAATTTAAGAACTATTTATTATGACTTAAATAAAGGTAATGAGAAAGTTAAAGATGGTGAATATGTAGACTTACTTAATATTCATGGTACTGCCTTTAATAATATTGCAGAGGTAATCAATAAAGTAGATGAAGATACTATTGAATCTAGTGTAAGACAAGGTGATAAAACTATGTATGCTCATATTAATCCTTCTTATGTAACAACTCTTATTAAGAAGTTACAGAGAGAAGATACTTATAAACAGGTTCTTGATGATTATAGAGTATGTAATTGGTTTAATAAGAATGGTAAATGGAGAAATAGTATATTAGAAGAAATTGAAAATAATGCAGAAGTAAGAAGTAATTTAAAGCATGTAGTACTCCTTCAATATAATAGAAAAGAATATAATGCTTGGACAGATTTAGATGCTACATTAGCCTTATATAATATGTATATGACTGGTGCAGCAGATAGAAGTGGAAGTGAAACTTATGGTTATTATCAAGTACCTATGTTATCTGATGCACAATCTGCTGAGTTTATTAAATTCAAGAGATATAAGAAGGGCTATGAAGAGAAGTTACTTGACAAGTTCAAAGACTTAGTATATCAGGAAATTGACAGAATCAATCTTGTTAAAGAAAGAGCTACTACAGATAATCATATAGACCCTATTGCTAACTTTGATATGAATGGTAAAAAGATGGGAGGTGCAGAATTTAAGTTCTTCCCTGAATTAAATCAGAAAGATGAAAGTGGTAAGACATTCCTTCAAGCTATAGATGAAGCTAAACAGATATCTATGGATGAAGTTGATAACTTAATTAAAAATACTATTAAATCTATAATGAATAGTAGATTTAAAGAGGCTATTCAACACTATAAGGATATTGGTCTTTATGATAGAATTGGTACAGAGAAGAATGCTAGATTTAAGCATGTAAATGTTTATTCTGAGGAAGGAATGAATGATAGAATGAGAGAGTGGTTCTGGAATAGTACTTATTTTACTTCTCAGTTCATTGAACTTACAACTACTGATTTAGCTTATTATAAAAATCTTGAGGACTTCCAAAAGAGAAATAAGCAAGACCATGCACCAGCAGAAAGACTTAATACTCTTGCTACTTGGAATGGTAAATCAGTATTAGTAAATAATGATGGAAGTAGAAGAACTGCTAGAAGAGTTATTTATCTAAAGGATAACATTCTTCCTGCTAATAGTATGGATAGTATTAATGAGATACTTGAAGCTAGAGTTAAAGATAAAGATGATGCCTTTACTGCTTATGATAAAGCTGCTATTATGTCTATATTTAATAAAGTCAATGTAGCAGATGCACAAGCTTATAATACATTACCATCATTTAGGTCTACTCAAATTATGGCAGGTATGTGGTCTGATGCAGAAGAAACAGCCTACAATAATATTATGAATAATAAGTGGACTGCAAGTGATTTCTTAGTACTTTGGAATACAAGAAAACCATATCTTTATACTCAGAAGAATCAACCTGATGGTATGGGTGGAATTATGAAAGTTCCTACTCAACATAAGAATTCAGAGTTCCTTCTCCTTACAGGAGCAATGTTTGGACAAATACTTCATTCAAGTAAATTGCAAGCCCTCAATGACTTTATGGTAAAGAATAATATAGATTCTGCTATGTTTGAAAGTGCTGTAAAGGATGGCTTACAAGGTACAATCAATCTTAATGATACTACAAATTATGCTTCTACTATGACTGTCCTGGAAAATGTAACCAGGCTTAATGGTAAAGAAAATCCAAATGTAGTACATGAATTTGATTATAATGATTATGGTATTCAGACATCTACTCCTGAGCATGGTATTGACAAGGTTCAACTTGTAGGTACTCAGATTAGAAGATTAATTAGTTCTGACATGAATCCTAATAGAGACCCTAACTTTAAATTAAAGTATAAAGACAGGGAATTTACACAGGAAGAATGGATGAATTATTTTAATGCTATCAATACTGCTAATATTCAAGAAGCTTTTAAGGAAGTATCTGATAAGTTTAATGATATTCATGAAGTTGAGAAAGAACTTATAAGAGAAGTAAGAAGTAATCCTAGATATGGAACAGACTTAATTAGAGCATTAACTCTTGATGAGAATGGTAACTTTAATATTCCTCTTATAGACCCTTCACAGACTTTAAGAATACAAGCATTACTTAACAGTATATTGAAGAATAGGGTTACTAAGCAGAAGATTAATGGTGGTGCTTTAATTCAAGCTTCTCCTTTTGGTCTTGATGAAAGTAAACAACCTAAAATTGTTTATAATGAAGATGGTTCTATTAAATATTTTGAAGCTTATCTTTCTTGTCCAACAGAAGAATTATATAATGCTTTATTAGACCCTAATACTCATGAACTTGATATTAACAAGAAAGATAGTAAAGGTAATTATATAGTACCAGAAAAGTATAGAGAAGTAATAGGTTATAGAGTTCCTACTGAGGATAAATATTCTATGCAACATATTAGAATAAAAGGATTCTTACCTAGACAAGTAGGTAGTGTAATTATATTACCTAAAGAAATTACTTCTTTAGCAGGAAGTGACTATGATGTTGATAAAGTTTATGTAATGTTTCATAGTTTATTTACTAAGAATAACTATAACATTAAGAAAGCTTGGGATGATTTTTATCAGTTAGAATCAAGTAAGGATATTCTTGAAGAAATTGATAAGAACTATGGTGAAGCTTTACAACAGTATATTGCTGAACAAACTGAAGGGGAACCTTTAGATTCTGAGGATTTAAATGATTTAGCAGAAGAATTTAAAGGCTGGTTAAAAGATAATAATGTCAAAAGATATAATTTATCTGAAATTGCTCAAGCAAGATTCTCTGAATGGTTTAATAAAAACAAATCCAAGTACTTAATAAATAGTTCTTTTAGTACATATGACTATGACTTTGATAAAATAGAAGGAAATGACAAGTTAAGTATTTATAATAATGCAAAGGCTAATAGTAAGAAACAAAGAGATTCTTTGATAATTGACCTTATGTGGAGTGTATTATCACATAAAGATACTGCTAAGAGTATTCTAGAACCTGGTGGTTTTGATAAACCAAAAAAGGCTGCTAGAATTAATACTATCTTATATAATGTTGATAAAGAAACTCTTACTAAATTAGGGGGTTTAAAAGGACTTGAGAAACTTAGTCTTGATGAACTTGATGATTTAGCAGATAAATATAAGGAAAAACTTAATCCATTAGTACCTACTACTTGGGTTACTCTTCATCAAAGAAATATGTCTGGTGCATCACTTATTCCTATGGCTGCTACTAATAATGCTTCTCATGCATTAATGCAGCAGACTAAACTTGGTATTAAAGAGGAATATCAGTTGACATTTAATGGTCATAAATATAATTCTTTACATGATATTAAGAATGTAGATGGTGAATTTATTACCAGAAATATTGCTAGTTTCTTGGCAGCCTTTGTAGATAATGCAAAAGACCCTATTGCAGGTGATATGAACTTCAATGAAATTACTGCTTCTAGTGCATTTGCATTATTAAGAATGGGTGTAGGAATTAATACTATGTCACTTATAATTAATCAACCTATTGTAAGAGATATAGTAAAAGAAGTACAGAATAATAGAGTATCATTAGCAGAAGCCATTATTAATATTATTAATAAGTATAAAAATTATAATAATGGCACAAATGTTAATAGTTACTATACTAAAATAGAAGATTATAATTTTAAAGATGAAGACTTAGCAAGTAATATTATAGCAAGAAAAGATGCAGATACTGCTAATACTAGTGAAGGTCATGAATTCTATGCTAATCAATTAAAAGTAGGCTTTATGTTTGCAAGACTCAATAAGTTAGCAGGTGATTTGAATGAATTTACTAATGCTACTAGAGCTGATACTCAAAATGGTGGAGCAGGACCTTATATCTCTTCAGATATAATTAATATTGAGAAAGTTGAAAAATTAATAATGGCTCCTAAAAAAGATGCTAATTACTCTCTTACAGGAACATTAGGATTACTTTCATTTAATTTAAATGAAGAAGGTGTTATTAACAGTCCCTTACCTATATTACAGGCATTCTTTACTTATGGTGTAGAATCTACGGAGAAGTTATTCAATAAGTATTTTCCATACTATAATAATACTTATACCAGTATTATAAGTACTATAAAAGATATGACTAGATATGGTAATTTAAATGAAAAGCAGAGAAATAGTATATATAATGATTTTATTAGTTATATGTTAGCAGAAACTGGTGAATATAACTATAAGGATGAGGAAGGTAATCCTATATCTGAAAGAGAATATTATATTACTAAATTCCCTGCTGAGTTTGATGCTTTCAAGAAGGCTCACCCAGAGTTATCTCAATTACCTATTATAAATAGAGTAAAGTATAATAAGTTTACTAAGTATAATCCAGCACCATCTCTTACTTTCAGCAATGTAGGTAGAATCACTGATATACAGAAACAAGACTATGTTAGAAGTTGGGAAACACTTATGAACATTAATGATGAATGTAGGGATATGGCTATTAAGTTATTTCTTTACTGCAATTATAAAGGTTTAGGTTTTAGTCCTAATGGATTTAGTCATTTAGCTCCTGTAGCAGTAAAAGAGAATACTGGTAATTATGTAGAAACTCTTGAAGATATGTACTTTGAGAAAGCTGATGTAACTACTTTTATAGGTCAATATTTTAGAAATCATTTAGATGATAGAACATTAGTACCAGATATTACTGGGGCATCTTATGTAAGTGAAGTTAATCTTGAAACAGAAAATTTTGATGTTAAAGTTGATTTCAATTCATCTATGGATGATAAAAAAATTGCTAAACCATTTGATGATAAAAGTACTCCTGAATATTTACCTTATGTTCATATTAATTATAAGGGGGCTGACTTATACTTTGAAAGAGTAAATGCTCCTGATAGTTTAATAGCTTCATATCAAAGAGTACAACCTTTAGGAGTAAAGAATCAATATGTAGAGTATGATAGTAATGCTAGTGAAGATATGGAATCAGTAGTACCTAAACCACAAGCATATAAAGCTAATCTTAATGATTATGTTGATAATACAGATATTACAGATAATCAAGATATGGCTAATTTTGTTATGGAACAACAGCAATCTGCACAAGCAAGTTTACTTGCTGTAATTAAACAGAAAGCTGCTGAAAATGGTTATACTGAATCACAACCTATTGATAAACTAGAGCAACTTCCTCCTATAACAGAGGATGAACAAGGAAATAAATTCTGTGATAATGTAATAGCAAGATTTTAATATGAGTAAATGTACATTTATACCAACAAATAAAGAGGGGAATATCCCCTCTTTATTTACACAATTAAAAAGTTATTTTGGAAATACTAAACAAGCATTATATTACTGGCAGAGAGTTAAATCTCCAGAGTTTAGTAAAACATTTCCAAATATTAGATATGATAATGAAGGTAATCCTTTAATGGAAGACCTGATGTATAAAGTTGGCTTGGATGGTCTTAAAGATGAGCTTAGCCAGCTAAAAAATTTGAATCAGCATAATAGTCCTGTAGCTAGAAATTATACTAATGTAATGAATCTAGAGGAACAAGCTGCATCATTTAATAGAAATAGTCCTTATAGAAGTAAGTTCTTTGCAACAATAACTAATGTAGATGATAAAGTAAAACTTTCTATAAAACCTATAAGAGAAAATAAAGAAGATATAGCTCATAAGATTGAATTCAATAGTAAGTTAAATAGGAGATTAGAGCAGCTATTATCTGACTGGAGTATAGGAGTTGGTGCTTTAAGTGAACTTGAAGAAAGGCAAGGAATTAATGGTATAACAGATTTTGATTGTGCAATAACTACTGCTAATGGCTTAAAGACTTTAATTAGAGTAGCTAAGGGACAAAGAGGTCAAGATGTATTACCAGAAGAGTTTGCCCACTTTGCTATAGAAGCAGTAGATACTCCATTAAAGGAAAGAATGACTAATGTACTTAGTGATGAGAATATACTTGAAAGAATATTTGGTGATGAATATCAGAATTATATGAATAAGTACAATAATAATCTTGACTTAATGGCTGTAGAAGCATTAGGTAAAATTATGGCTGATGTACTTAATGATAAGGAAGTATTTAATCCTAATAAAAGATTATTTGATAGGTATCTTAATCAGGTAAAAGATAAATTCAAAGATAAGAATACTGATGATATTGATAAAATAATTAATGAAGTTAAAGTTCAAGTATATAATTTAGCTAATGATATAGTAAATAACAGATATACTATGAATATCAGCACTAAAGCTCATAACACTAAGTTATATAATCTTACTAGTAATGTAAGTAAGTCAGCTAAGATACTTGAAAAGATTCTTGAGCAGGAGTTAAAGAGATTAAAAGTATATGGTGATAAAGAAGATTTTAGTGCTGCTCAGCAAGTATTTATTAATAAATTACAAGTTGATTTACAGAATCATCAGGAGATACAAGGTATTCTTGAATATATGGACAATAGTCTTAAAGTTCTTGGTAATCTTGAAAAGAGAATGGCTAAAATTGGTAGTGGTGAATTATCAAAAACTGAGGAATTCAAGGCTCTTAGAAATGTAAGAAACTATCTTAATTCTTATGGTGTTATTATGAATGACATCAGAAAACAGATGAATGAAGCTTCTAGAGAAGGAGATGATAGTATTAAAGAAAATATTAAGGATATTCTTAATCAGAATGATATTATAATAAAGGACTTATCATCAGATTTCTATGAGATAGCCAAAGATAAGTTTACTGAATTTATAAGACCATTTGTTGGGGATGGTTTAGCTATAACTATTGGTAGAGATAGATATAAGAAAACCTATACAGCAGAAGAATTAGTAACTTCTATGGATAGAGATATTACTTTAGCTGATAGATGGTTAGATTCAATGGCAGATTCTTCTGACCCTATGTTACAGATTTATGACCAAGTTGTAAAGAAACAGAAAGGAGAAGCCAGACTTGATACTATTGAAATGGCTAAAGAAATTCAAGCTAAAGCTAAAGAACTTGAAGACAGAGGAGTAACTGATACTTCCTTTATGTATGAAAGAGATGAAGATGGTAATCTTACAGGTTATTTTGTACAAAAGATTTGGTGGAGTAAATATAAGAATGCTAAGAATATATTCTTTAAAAAATTAAAAGAGAAATATGGGGATAATCCTGAAGGATTTGAAAAGATTGCAAGAGATAATGAAATAAATGAGTGGTATAAGAATAACACTTATAAAGATAAATTTGGTAATAGAAGACCTCTTATAGAAAAGTATGCTAATCCTGCTTGGAATAAACTTACAGAAGCTCAGAAAGAATATCATAGTTATATGATGGAATTAAAGTCTAAACTTGATGGTGTATTACCTAATTCTTCCAGTGTATCTGTAGGTAAAGCTCCTCAGATAAGAAGAGATTTCTTACAGAGATTTACTGGTTCTTCCTTATCTAGTCAAGGTAAATACTTCTGGGAGAATATGAAAGATTCTCTTGTAAGAAGAGAAGATGATGTTGAGTATCTTGATAAATCTGTAGTAATGGACTTTGAAGGTAATCAGGTAATGAGATTACCAGTATATTATACTAAGGATTTACAGGATATGAATGACTTATCTCTTGATACTACATCATCTATGATAGCTTATATGGCTATGGTAAATGACTTTAATAGAATGAATGAAGTTATTGATACTCTTGAAGTAGGAAGACTTGTATTAGCAGAAAGAAGAGTTAATCAGACAGAAGGTAATAAAACTAAGACTGAGCATTTTAATGTGTTAGGAAGACAGATACATAATGTACTTACTAAGAAAGGAGATTCTACATATTTTATGCAGAAATTAAATACATTTATGGAAATGCAAGTCTATGGTATTACTCATAAAGATGAAGGTTCTTTAGGTAAAGTAGATGTAGCTAAAGGTGCAGATTTCTTGAATAGAATGACATCATTAGGTACTACAGCTTTAAGTGTTCTTACTGGTACTGCTAACTTATTACAGAACTTAACTATTGACAGAATTGAAGCTACTAGTGGTAGATTCTTTAATCATTCAGAGTTAGTTAAAGCAGAGGCTATATATGCTAAAGAATTACCTGCATTCTTAGGAGAATTTGGTAACAGAATAAAGACTAATAAACTAGCTTTATTCAGTGAATTATTTAATGTTCCTCAGAATTATAAGTCAAGTATAAGAGATGTACAATGGAATAGAAAGACTTGGGCTTCAAGATTATTTAATAGTAATGCTCTTTGGTTTACTACCAGTGCAGGAGACCATTTTGTACAACATAGAGCTGCTATTGCTTTAGCATTAAGATATAAATTAAAGGATAAAAATGGTAATTCTATTGATTTATGGGATGCTTTGGAAGTAGTTCCTATTAATAAAGATAAACCTAAATTAGGTGCTAAGTTACAGATAAAACCTGGTATTACCAAGATGGATGGTAGTGATTTTACCAGAGCAGATATTATTAAATTCAGTAATCAAAATAGAGCAGTTCAGAATATGAATTATGGTATCTATAATGATGAAGATAAAAATGCTTTACAACAAAGAGCAGCAGGAAGACTTATAATGTTCTATAGAAACTGGATGAGACCTTTATATCTTAATAGATTTGGTAGAGGTAAATATAATTATGATTTACAAGATTATACTGAAGGTTATTATATGACTATGGGTAGATTTATATATCAATCTATGAAAGACCTTAAACAATCAGAGTTTGATATTATCAGGCAATGGAAACACTTATCTGATACTGAGAAAGGTAATATAAAGAAAGGTCTTACTGAATTAGGTTTCTATTGGTCATTATATGCTATTATTGCTGCATTAGGTGTAGCAGGAGGTGATGATGGTAAACATAAACCTTGGTTTGCAAGAATGTCAAGTTATGCTTTACTTAGATTAAGAACTGATATGGGTGTATTATTACCTAGTCCTTCAATGATTGATGAGGGATTGAAGTTCTTTAGTTCTCCATTTGCATCAATATCATATATAAATAAATTAAGAAAAGTATTAAATTTAATTGACCCATCTGTATATACAACTACTGTTAATAGTGGTATCTATAAAGGATATACAGAAGCAGAAAAGATTGGTTTAGATTTATTACCATTTAGAAAACAGATTGTTAATTCATTAAATCCAGATGAACCAGCAAGATGGTATAAATAAAAAATAAGGGAGGAGGTTTGCACCTTCTCCCTTTTTTATTTTAGCTTAAACAATTAAGTTCTGATTCTCTTTGCTTTGGTAACATATTATTCCAATCTATTTCATTCATATTCATAAGTGCAAGTAATTCTCTAGTATCATTACTTAATTCATTCCACTTCTTTAAAGCTTCAGGATTGTCTACTACAATATTACCATCTGCATTTCTACTAGTTTGTTCTTCTACATCTGTTCTAGGTTTTATTTCTTCTTTACCCAATGTACCATCAGGAGCTTCCTTATTATAAGTATTGAGTAAACTCATTGCTTTTAATAAATCTTCCTCAGCACTCTGTGGTCCTGTAGGAGTAACATTAGACTTAGTATTATCTACAACATTAATAGGAGTAGATGGAGTTACAGTTTTAGTATTAGAATTATTTAATATATCTAATACTTGTTTAGTTAATTCATCTTTACTGTTACTAAAATCAGTATTAATTAAAGTATTCTTTATATATTCTTTACTTGAATCTGTAAGAGTACCTTTTATATTAATAATAATACCATTAGTACCTCTATTATTACCAAACTTCTCTGCATTTCTATAAGATATAATAGTTACTATACTACCATCTTTCATCTTAACTTCACTAAATACAGGAACTGTTTTATCTTTACTCCAAACTCTAGGGTCTTCACTAACACCTATCCAATCCTTAGTAATATTAATAGTACCAGTACCAAATTCACCACCTATAAATACATTATTAGTATCATAATTAATTTTAACTTCTGATTTAGCTTCTGGTTTAGTTTCTTCTTGAGGTTTAGCATTAACTAAACCTGCTTGAATAAATGCAGCTTTATTAGCTTGAATAGTACTAGCCCAAGTCTTTTTACTTTCTTCTAATTGTTTATCAGTAAGTAATTCTCTTCTACCATTCATATAAGTAACTTCACCATTAGGAAATACCATATAAGGGGAATAGAAAGTAGTAATCTTCTTTGTAGAATTATTAGTAGATTTAACTTCTTCTACATAAGCTTTAATTTCACTACCATTAATAGTAGTGACTACAGGTAAAGTACTTATATCTACTTTAACTTTCTTACTAGAGCTTAATTCTAATGTTTTAACATTACTTGCAGGAATAGTATTGTTATCCACTTTAGGAGTACTTACAGTAGTACCTTGCATAAATTCACTAGGTTGATAAGTAATATTGACTGTTGGTTCTGCATTAAATGCAGTAACACCTTTATCATTATAATTGATAATTAAAGGTATTAAAGCCATATTAACTACAGGTGTACCATATCTACTAGTAAATAAGTCATTATAAGCACTTAATTGTCTAGTATATTGTTCTTGAGTACTTCTTATTTGTCTATTATGCCATACAGTAGTATAATGAGTATCAAGCTTACCTTCATCAGTATAGAATCTATACTTAGATGTCTTGAAATCATAGAATCTAAATTCTCCTGTATGCTTATTGTAAGTTAATAAATCTAACTCTCCAGCAATTCTCTTATCACCAATCTTATTAAATACAACTATACCATTAGCAATAGGGATTTCACCATTATTATCAAAGTATTCCTTTAATGATTTAGCTCTTGATTTAAATCTTTCAAATACTTCATTAGACATATTATCTGGCTTCTGTATAGCATCAATGTCTCCTTCAAAAGATTGTCTCATTAAATCATCAAATTCCTGACCATATTGTAAAGCTAAAGTATTAGGAGTTTGATTCTCATCTCTCTTCCAAGATTCACCTATTACATTATGTACACCTTCATACTCATGATATTGACCATCATCTTCAAGTATCTGATATATATGTCCTTCTCTACCTTCAATAGTATTATCAGGTCTTCCATTATCTAATCTCTTAACTTTAGCTTGGTCTTCCTTTAATCTATTTAAAGTATGATTCATTCTATCTATAGCAGTAGGTCTATTATTCATATTATCCTCATACATCTGTTTCTGCTTTTCATTAGCATAAGATTTATGAGTTACATCTATATAATGACCATTAACTTTAGTAATACCATTATAGATATAAGGACCATTTACTGCACTACCATTAAGCTCATAAGCAGCAGCTAAATCAAATATTAAATTAGCTCTTTTAGGTACTACAACACTTTCACTACTATCATAGATTTTACCATCTCTTACAAAGTAAGTATTCTTACCTAATGTTACTTTAGTACCTTCCTTATTTCCTGTAGGAGAGAATGTACCTTTAGGATTAATAGCATCTTTCTGATTACCTTCTTCATCATAATAATTAGTAGTAAACCAACTATTAGTCATTTGAGTATCTACTAAGTGAGTATAAAGTATATCATCATTAACTAATTTTTCATTATAATCTCCCTTATTAATCTCATTCTTATCAATATTAAAAGGAGTATTTAATGAATATAAATACTTAAGTATTTCATTATAAACATGAGTAGGGTCTGTCTGAGTAGCAGCACTACTTCCAATAGAACCATCTACATTTAATATAAAACTACCAGTATTATTTTCTAAGTTAATATTTTTTGTACCTTGAGGACCACCTTTAAGAGATAAGAATATAGTACCTTTATAGCTGAATATGTTCATATGGAAGCTGTTAGGTAAATATAATTGCTGACATAAATCTATGAATAATTCAGTACACTTATCAGGATTAGTAGTCTTACTTAATTCATCAATAATTCTATGTATTTCTCTTGCTCTAGAGTTATTTGTATCTTTCAATTTACTTAAATCAAATTCTTCTTGATTAAAGTGCTTTACTCTAATAGGTTTAGGAGAATATGTACCTCTACTATTCTTTAATAATAAATATACCTTACCATCAGCTTGACTTCTATTATAAGGTTTCTCAGTAGTTAAATCCTTATGGGTTATTAACTCTCTGTTACTAACTACACCTAACTGTATAGGAGCACCATTCATAAGGTCTTTAATAGGTCTTGTCTGGTCTTCAGTATATTTAAACTGACCCAACATAATCTTAGAGACATTAAGTTTTATTTCTTCTCCTTTTATTACTCTTTCCCTAACATTTTTAAGACCTACATAATTACCTTTTATAGCTGTAGCTGTAGAGGGTAATATACCTACTACTTGGTCATTATGATACATTACTACTTCATCATAATTACCTATCTTCTCATACTTTAAAGTAAGTTCATCTCCTACTTTTAAGTTACCCTTATTAACATAATCAAATGCACCTTTACTAACTAAATATTGATAAATATCCTTATAATTAGGATTAGCTATATCAAAATTAGTAAATGTATTAGCTGCATATTCAGAAATAGCAGGTTTATAAT